CACTTGATTCTCCCGAGTTCGGCGCGGGCCTTGTCGATAGCGTCAATGATGTCGCGCAGGCCGCTAGACCACGCGGTGGCGGTTTCCTGCTCGATGCGATTTACCTCGTTCATGGCGGCGAGGCAGTTCCATGCGGCTTGCTCTGCTCGGAGTGCCGCGTCTTGGTACGCTTCTGCCATGTCAAGCAGGTCGCGTCCTTCTTGTCGTTCGGTCATGTCAATCTCCTGTGAGGCCAATCCTCAAGGCCAATCATACCCGCATCTTTGGGCTTGTCAACTAGGGTTGCGTAGGTTATTGTGGCGCCATGGACATCAAGACATTGCTCAAAGCATTTGGGTCGCAGTCGGAGATTGCGAGGCAGTTAGGCGTTAGCCGTCAGGCCGTGGCGAAGTGGGTGCGGGCGGGGGAAATCCCTGCGCTGCGCAAGTACCAGGTTCAGGTGCTGTTGCGAGGCAAGCGGCGGTGAACAACCAAGCCATCACTAGCAGCGACATCACTTGGGCTAGTCAGGCCAACATGAAAATGTGGGAAGAACTACGCGGCACCCCGTTAGGACGGCTGAAGTTGGCCGAAGCCTACCTTGCCCGCATCTTGGTGGGCGACTTCTCACAGCGCGTTGAACGCATGGACTGGCTGAAGTCTTACATTGGCCCGCTGATTCGCGAGGTTGAACCGAAGGCCATTCTCGGTGACTCGCATCTTTGCGGAATGGTGCGCCAGCTTTGGGGTGAGCGCGGCGTCCAGAAGTTGAGGGACAAGGCATGAACCTGCGGAAAGAAGCCTGTGGACGCGATTGCATGATCCGGCTTCCTGGCATCTGCAATCACGACCCTGACACGACCGTTCTTGCGCACGTTCGATTGATTGGCGTGAGCGGCATGGGGATGAAGTCGCCCGACCTGCTCGGCGCTTGGGCCTGTTCAGCGTGTCACGACGTGGTGGACAGGCGCGTCAAAACTAACATTGACATTGGCGAGATTCGATTGGCGCACCTTGAAGGGATGGTGCGAACGATAAACCAACTGGTTAAGGAGGATAAGATATGACCGACCGTGAATTGTTGGAACTCGCTGCGAAGGCGGCGGGGATTGGGTTCAACGAAAAGCGCAGCCCTACCGGAAACATCGCGCTGTATTGCGGCCCGCGCGTAGGTTGGTGGAACCCCCTCACCGACGACGGCGACGCGCTGCGGCTGGCGGTGAAGTGCGAAATAGCCATAAATCCGTGGGCGGGGAAAACGGTTTGTTGGCACGAACGCAGCAAAGCGACGACCCACGAAACGCACGATTGCAACGACGACCCCTACGCCGCAACCCGCCGAGCGATTGTGCGAGCCGCTGCTGAAGTTGGGAGGGCAAAGCGCCCGCTCGACGTGGTGCATCAGGCGTTGCAAGCCGAGGCCAGCATTTCGTATGTGCAGAGCGACGCCGAGACTTATGGGTTTGAGGAGCCGAAGCCATGAGTACTCTTGACGAAATGTGGAAGCGGCTGGAGGCGCATCAGTCGTTCGCTGACCAACGCGGCTATGGAAAGCAATGGAAGCAGATGTGCGAGCAACGCGCCGCTGAAGTGGCGGATGCGGCGGATGCGGTGGCTGCGGCGGCTGCGGCGAGTTGGGCGGCGGACGTGGCGGATGCGGCGGATTGGGCGGCGGACGCAATCGAGTCCATCAACAAAGCAGAGATCGGGAAGAGGCAATCAAAACCCTTGACTGCCGAAGAATTCACCAAATGGGTGGGAGACACTTGGAACGAGTGCCAAGAAAAAGCATGGAAGGACAAAGCCCTTGCGGTGCTGCGGATTTCCTGCGCGGGCCAAGGGGATAACGAGTTTCTGGATAAAGCCGAAGCCGAACTGCGTCGGTTGCACGAGGAGAACGAGCGGCTGTGGAAAGAAAGAGAGGAACCGCACAAGCAGATTGAGACGTATTTGCTTGAATGCAATCGTCTTGAGCGCGAACGCGATTCTGCTCGTGCGGAGAACGAGCGGCTTGGCAAACTCTGCGACTACTTTATGGGGCAGCTGATGGTGTTGCGCGCAGAAAAACAGTTACGCGAAGCCATCGCCAAAGCGGAGGGCGGGAAATGACCGACCGTGAATTACTTGAACTCGCTGCCAAGGCGGCGGGGATTGAGTACAGCCACGACAACGCCCATTGGAAGCACGAAGACCATTGTGCGTTCTGGTCTTACGACGACCTATGCACTTGCGGTGCGCGGTGGAACCCCCTCGACGACGACGGCGATGCGCTGCGGCTGGCGGTGAAGTTGGGTTTTTGCGTGAACATTAAAGAACGGTGCGTGGTTGCAGGAAACTCACCAACAAATGATTGGCAACAACCACACGGGGACGACCCCGAAGCCGCCACACGCCGTGCCATTGTGCGAGCCGCAGCAGAAATTGGGAAGGCAATGCGCCCGCTCGACGTGGTGCATCAGGCGTTGCAGGATGAAGCAGAGGAGCCGAAGCCGTGAGCGAATTTATTGAAGTCATTGACGGAGACAGCCGAACGATCAGCGTGTATCGCGATGGCAACGACACAATCACCCTACCTCGCGCCGTGGTTTGGAAGTTGCTGGCGGCGTTTAGAGACACGCATGGCATCATCACGAAAGCCGGGTGTGCGCTCGACCGCAGCGAAGAAATCGCCATTCTTGACGCTGCGCTGAAAGAGGAGGCGACATGACCGACCTTGACCTGAAAAAACTGATCGGTGCCGCGCTCATGGTGCGCCCCACAGATAATTGGCACTACCCTTTGAGCGAGAACCAATTGCATTACCTCATCACTCAAGCAGTTGAGGCCGAGCGGGAGGCATGTGCCGAGTTAGCAGATCGGATGGACTCTTTTTATGGCGTGATGTTTGCCGAGGCCATCCGTGCGAGAGGAGAAAGCAAATGAACAGAGAAGACATCATCCGCATGGCACAGGAGTCAAAACTGTACAGCGGAAAGCCGCGCACCCCGGCGACGGGGAGAATGATCGAGAAGCGACTTAAACACTTTGCCGCCCTCGTTGTTGAGCGTGAGCGGGAGGCGCGGGATCAGGCGTTGACCATCACGCAGGACGAAATCGCGCAGGGTGTTGCCGATCGAGATGCGGAGCGCGCCGAATTGCGAGCCGAGATCATGGCAAACCTTCGGCTGAATGGCTGGCGGCAATGCGCAGCTGGGCAGAAAACGACGCAGTTCTGCGGGTTGCTTGAAGAAGCGGTGAAGGCCGAGCGAGAGAAGGAGCGCGAGGCGTGTATAGAAGTACTACTAAGTAATTTTGATATTGAGGACGAGGATGTGTTTAACGTAGCCGCCGCCATCCGTGCGAGGGGGGAGAGCAAATGAACAGAGAAGACATCATCCGCATGGCGCGGGAGGCTGGGTTCATCACAGCAGATGCAGATACTTGCTCCGAATCTCTTGCCGATTTCGCCGCCCTTGTTGCCGCAGCCGTCCTTGCGGAGCCGGAGCCGAAGCCTGTGGCGTGGATGGAAGCCCCTCACGGAGCGATACGCGCAAACCCGCTGTACCGCATGATATTTCCATCCGAATTACTGGCGTGGAGCATTCCGCTTTACACCCACCCACCCAAAGCGCGTGACTGGGCGGCCGACGCCATCCGTGAAAGAGGAGAAATTGAATGACCCATGTTGTTCACGTACGAAACGAGCGTAGGCAGGAACTGCTTAAACACATGAACGCAGTGATCGAAGCCGAACGCGCAGAACGTGCGCGAGATGCTTGGTTCCACGGAGTGCTGTGGGCGATCCTGCGACTGCCCGACGACATAGCCCGCACCCTTGTGGACGATCTGATCAAGAAACAGCCTGACCGAAAGGCACAACTTGGGAGATTGCTGTCTTGGACGGAGTGGAATGGAGAAAGCAAATGACCAAAGAAGACATCATCCGACTGGCGCGGGAGGCTGGGTTCAGCGACCACAGCAGCCCGGAGATGTGGGGAGTAATGGTTGCATCCCACGAGGAGATTGAACGCTTCGCCGCCCTCGTTGCAAAGGTCGAGCGAGATGCGGTTTGCCAAATTTTCTTGGAATGGTGCATCTGCGACGCCAACGGAGAGGAAATTGTCAGCGCCATCCGTGCGAGGGGGAACAAATGACTAAACAATCAGAATATCTTTACGACCGGCTGCGTCAGACGCAGCGGGAGCATGAAGCTGTACTGAAGAAAATTCATGAAGACTGGATGCGCGAAGAGAACTGGAAGTGGGAACAGAAGCTTCGGGAGATGCACTCCGACCGTGGCAATGTCTTGGTCGCGAAAATCATCTTGGCTATGCTGTGTTTCAGTGGTGGATTCTGTGCAGGAGTATGGTATGTCATATGGTACGTCAGGAATTGACAACGAATCCCCGCCGGGGTCATGGCAACGAGAGATCGAGTTGCAGCCGTGGAAGTACCCGCAACAGATGAAGGTGGAGTGGGCGCTGTACGAGATTCGTTTGCGCGGACTGCGCACCGAAGCCGAGATTCTTGGGCAAGAGATCACGTTCTTGAAGGCTGAACTCAAAAGACTACGCGAGAAGTCTGATGGAAATTGAAGACGACATTCTGGACTTGATCCGTGCGCTACCCAACGAGATCAACGACACATCGACAACGACGGAATTCAAGTTTCTTACCGTGGGCAGTGTGCTTTGGCAGTGCCATGACGAGATCAAGTACCTGCGTAAAAAAGTGGAGCGACTGGAACGTGAACATCGTAAAAAGGGTTAGGCGGTGCCGGGAGTGCAAGCGGGTGTTCCTGAACCCTGAGTCATTCCGTACGCACAAGCACAAGTTTGGAATGTGCCGCACCGACGAAGCCTTGGAAGTGGTAGGCTTCGTTCGCAAACCGAACGGCTGGATTCTCGACAAGACACAGAGGACGGTATGAATATATTGACAGTCGATTTTGAAACTTACTACGACAAGGAGTTTTCCTTGTCCAAGATGACAACAGAAGAGTACATCCGCGATGAGCGGTTTGAGGTAATAGGGGTTGCGGTGTCTCTGAATGGTTCCAATCCGGAATGGTTTAGTGGTACGCACGAACAAGTTGCTGATTGGTTATCCAAGTTCGACTGGAAAAATAGCTTTGTGCTTGCGCACAACACGCAGTTCGATGGGGCTATCCTGTCTTGGGTATTCGGTATCCGTCCAAAGGGGTGGCTCGACACGCTCTGCATGGCGCGGGCCGTACACGGGGTGGAAGCGGGCGGCAGTCTGAAATCCCTCGCAGAGCGGCACCAATTAGGAGAGAAGGGAGATGAAGTCATCAATGCGCTGGGTAAACGCCGGGTGGATTTTTCTTCTGAAGATATACGTAGGTACGCTAGTTATTGTGCTAATGACGTTAGTCTTACTTATAATCTTTTTAGTAGACTTTGCGAAGGATTTCCTCCACGAGAACTCCGAGTCATCGACCTGACGCTACGGATGTTCATCGAGCCGACACTTGAACTTGACCTGCCGCTACTTGAAGCGCATCTGGAGTCTGTGAAGGAGAAGAAGGCTGCGCTTCTGGCAGCGGCTGAGGCCGACCGTGAGTCGTTGATGAGTAACGACAAGTTTGCAGAACTGCTGATACGGTTTGGCGTAGACCCACCGAAGAAGATCAGCGCCCGTACGGGAAAAGAGGCTTGGGCGTTTGCCAAGACGGACGAAGCGTTCAAGGAACTCTTGAACCACCCTGATCCACGGGTACAGACATTGGTAGGAGCGCGGCTTGGTACCAAGACTACCTTGGAAGAGACCAGAACTCAGCGGTTTATCGACATAGCCCTGCGGGGAAAACTGCCGGTGCCGATCAAGTACTACGCGGCACACACCGGACGCTGGGGTGGCGATGACAAGATCAACCTCCAGAACCTTCCATCGCGAGGGCAGAACGCTGGCAAGTTGAAGAAGGCTATCCATGCTCCGAAGGGATACGTGGTTATCGACTGTGATTCCTCGCAGATCGAAGCCCGTACCGTCGCGTGGCTGGCTGGGCAGCAGGACTTGTTGACTGCGTTTGAGAATGGGGAAGATGTGTACAAGATTATGGCTTCAGCCATCTACAACAAGCCGGTAGAGGAAGTCACGAAGGATGAACGGTTCGTAGGGAAGACGACAATTCTGGGAGCCGGATATGGTATGGGTGCTGTCAAGTTCCAGATGCAGTTGAAGACGTTTGGAGTGGACACGGACCTCGACGAGTGCAAACGCATTATTGACGTGTACCGTAGCACCTACCCGACTATTCCCGCGCTGTGGAGGCAGGGGCAACGCTGCATCGAGGCTATTCTGACCGGGAAAGGAAGCAACTTTGGGGTAGTCGATGCAGTGCAGTTTGATCCGAGAGAATCCGGATTCCTACTACCTAGCGGGCTTTGGCAGCGATACGAAGGCTTGCATAAAGTTACGGATAGCGATGGCAAGGATCAGTACGCGTACCGTACACGCAAAGGTGCGACCAAAATTTATGGGGGGAAGGTAGTTGAAAATCTCTGTCAAGGCGTAGCAAGATGTGTGATCGCGGAGCAAATGGTCAGGATCGCAAAAAAGTACCGAGTTGTTCTGACCGTACATGACGCTGTTGCTTGTATTGCGCCAGAAGCCGAGGCTGATGCTGCACAGGAGTACGTCGAAGAATGTATGCGATGGCGACCAACGTGGGCCGCGACACTTCCGCTCAACTGTGAGTCGGGGGTTGGTAAAAGTTATGGAGATTGCTAATGCCCATTGAATACAGTTGGTCATATTCGTCGTTGGACTTGTTCATGCAATGTCCGCACAAGTACTACCGCCTCAAGATCAAGAAGGATATCAAGGAGCCTCCAAGCCCGCAGTTGACGTACGGGTTGGAAGTACACAAAGCCGCTGAGGACTACATCAAGGAAGGAAAGCCCATACCGGAAAAGTTCCAGTTCCTTGAACCGATACTGCAAAAACTGAACGCCTACGAAGGGGAGAAGTTGTGCGAACACCGTATGGGGTTGACCCGCAGCCTTGAACCGTGTGGGTTTTTCGGTAAGGGAGTCTGGTGGCGCGGCGTTGCGGATTTGATTATCCTGAACGGTGATTCGGCAAAGATCGTTGACTACAAGACTGGCGGCTCCTCCAAATATGCTGACACGAAGCAATTGGAAATTTTGTCGCTAGCAGTATTCAAGCACTTCCCGCAAGTCAAACGCGTGAAGGGTGGGCTGCTGTTCGTAGTAGCCAACGATCTAGTGAAGAACAACTACGAGGCAGAAAAGAGCGACGTTTACTGGCAGCGGTGGTTAACGGATACGGTCCAACTTGAGAAAGCGTTTGAGGCCAACGTCTGGAACCCCCGTCCTAACTTTACATGCAAAAAATGGTGCCCAGTCACCGATTGCACACACAATGGGAGATGAACATGACTCGTGACTACAAGCGTGAATATGCGAACTATCAAGGCAAACCCGAACAGATTAGGAACCGTGCCAAACGCAACGCAGCGCGGGCCGAAATGGTGAAGGAAGGTCGGGTACGTAAAGGTGACGGTAAAGATGTTGACCACAAGCGACCACTCAGCAAAGGCGGCTCGACCGGCAAGGGCAACCTACGAGTGACTAGCGTTCACACCAACCGCGCATACAAGCGCCAGAAGGATAGGAAGCCTGTCTGACATGCAGATCATCGACAATAAAGCCCTGCTAGTTAGAGTGCGCGAACCACAGCGGATCACGGCAGCAATCCGTACCGCCAAGCAGTTGAACGCAACCGATGTGCTGGTCAAATGGGGCGTGGAAGAAGCGCAGATTCTGAAGAACCTGCGGCTCAAAGATGTTCCATCCCCGATCATGCGGGACTACAACTGGCCCGGATTACAGAAGCCGTTCAAGCATCAATACACTACCGCGTCGTTCCTGACCCTGCACCGTAGAGCGTTTTGTTTTAACGAGCAAGGCACGGGCAAGACCGCATCTGCTATTTGGGCAGCGGACTACCTGATGAAGCAAAAACTGCTCCGTCGCGTTCTGGTGCTTTGCCCTCTGTCGATCATGCAGTCGGCATGGGAGAACGACCTGTTCAAGTTTGCTACCCATCGAACATGTGCTATAGCGCACAGTTACTCCAAGGAGAAACGCATCAAAGCCGTGGAAGGCGATGCCGAATTTGTGATCTGCAACTACGACGGCTTGGACATTGTGAAAGAAGCGATTATCAAGGGCGGGTTCGACCTTGTAATCATTGATGAGGCGAATGCTTATAAGAACGTGTCCACGAAGCGATGGAAGACTCTGAACTCGATACTAACCCCTGCTACATGGGTATGGATGATGACCGGCACCCCCGCAGCGCAGTCGCCTACTGATGCCTATGGGCTGGCAAAACTCATAAACCCCAACAAGGTACCAAAATTTTTTGGGGCGTTTCGGGATCGAGTCTTGATCAAGATCAGCCAGTTCAGGTTTGTCCCGCGTCCGCAGTCCCAGCAAATCGTCCACGAGGCGCTACAACCTGCCATACGGTTTACCAAGGACGAATGTCTGGACTTGCCGGAGATGACTTATGTCATGCGTGACATACCGCTGACCAAGCAGCAGAAAACATACTACGAAGAAATTCGCAAACAGATGTTGACGGTTGCCGCTGGCGAGGAGATCACTGCGGTGAACGCAGCCGCGAGTCTGAACAAACTACTTCAGTTGTCGTGTGGTGCGGTCTATTCGGATAGTGGAGAAGTAGTGTCATTTGACGCTAGGAACCGGCTCGATGCGCTACTGGAAGTGATCCAAGAAGCCAGCCAGAAAGTGATCGTGTTTGCGCCTTTCCGACACGCCATAGAAATAGTTACCGAGGAGTTACGTAATAACAATATACCGTGTGAAATAATCAACGGTGCTGTTCCTGCAACCAAACGCTCTGAAATCTTCAAGAAGTTTCAGGAGAGCGACACCCCCAAGGTGCTGGTCATCCAGCCCCAAGCCGCTGCGCACGGTGTCACGCTCCATGCCGCCAACGTTGTTGTTTGGTGGGGACCGATAACTTCAATTGAGACGTATTTGCAAGCGAACGCCCGTGTCCACCGTGCAGGACAACACCATCCTTGTACCGTCGTACACCTGCAAGGGTCTCCAGTGGAGAAGCGGATATATAAAATGCTGTCTCAGAAGTTGGACGTACATACCAAGTTGATCGAGTTGTACCGAAATTTCATCGAGGAGGTGGCTTGACATAGTGAGAACGACTTCATAAATTAGGAAACCCACAAGGAGAACATCATGAGTGCAGTAAACGCAGAAAAGCTTGCGGAGATTTACGTCAAGATACGAGACGCCCGCAAGAAGTTGGCTGAAAAAGACGATCAGTTGAAAGAGCAACTGAATACCGTAGCAGAAGAACTTTTGAACATCTGCAAAGAGCAAGGTGCTATGACAATCCGTACCCCCCACGGTACGGTGTCGCGTCGGATAGACAAGCACTATTGGACTAGCGATTGGGATTCGTTCTTCACTTTCGTCAAAGAAAACGATGCTTTTGCATTGCTCCAACGTCGGATAAACAACTCCAACATGGAGCAGTTCCTTGAAGAGAACCAAAACCTTCACCCGCCGGGGTTACAGGCAGACACGAAACAGACTATTGTGATTACCAAGCGTTGAGGAACGTATATGAGCAATGAACTTGCTATGCTGAATACCACTCTGCCGGATTACCTGCGGAGCGCCACAATTGACGACACGACCAAGGCCCTCATGGGAGGAAGTGGAGCCACTTCCCGCCGTATCTCCATCAAAGGGGGTGTGTGGCGTCTCATGATCAACGGCAAGGAAGTCGCACAGAACGAAGACCGCCACATGAACGTGGTCATCGTTGCGGCATCCCCGAAGGTCTCCCGCACCTACTACGCAAACCAGTATCAGGAAGGTGCAGAAGTAACCGCACCTGACTGCTGGTCGGCGGATGGTGAAGTTCCGGACGCAAAGGCAGCGTCCCCGCAGTCGAAGCGGTGTGTCGATTGCCCGATGAACGTTCAAGGTTCGGGGCAGGGTAACAGCCGTGCGTGTCGTTACAGCCAACGTCTCGCTGTCGCATTGGCTAATGACATCGAAGGTGACGTGTACCAGTTGACCCTTCCGGCTACGTCGATCTTCGGTGAAGGTGCGGCGGGTAAGTGGCCCTTGCAAGCGTATGCCAAAATGCTTGGCAGCAAGGGGATTCCGGTCACGGCTGTGGTGACAGAAATGCGGTTTGATACCGCTAGTGCCACGCCGAAGATCAACTTCAAGCCGGTGAGTTTCTTGGATGCCACGCAGCATCAGGCCGCTATCAATCAAGGCAACACTGATTCGGCTAAACGCGCCATCACGATGACGGTTGCGGAGGCTGACGGGGTCAAGGTCAAGGCACCTACTGCTGCGCAGCCCCCTGCGGAAGCCCCTCCAGCCCGCGCTGAAGAGGAAGCAGTACCTGAACCTGTGAAGCGATCATCCAAGAAGGTTGAGGAAACCGCAGCGGCCAAGCCTGATCTCTCGAAAATCCTCTCGGAATGGGATGACTGATGGCTGGGCACGGGTATTCAACGCTTATGATACAGGCAATAAACGATGCCAATCCTTTCTTGACGGGGGTCAAACTCGCCAAGATTTGCGTACGCCTCAGCATTCCTGTGAAAGACGTTGCTGAATATCTGGATGTCAGTCGCCCTACTGTATACGGGTGGTTCGTCGGCAAGAAAGAAGTGTCCGAACCGTACCGTGAAAGGGTTGAGAAGCTAATCGAAAAATTAGCTTAACGGTTAAATGGGCTAGGGTAGCTCCCGAAAAAGATGTGCCGTCCATCTCTGCCCATTTATTTTTGACGGTTTGAGGACGGCTATGATTTCACGTAAGGACTTCCTTGCCTTGGTGCTTCCATCTTTGGAAGAAGGCGAGTCCTATTGCACTGTTGGCATCAAGGAAGATGGAGAGGACAAGGATGTCCGCCAACGCTTTGTACACAGTATCGAAGGTATTTCCGAACACGCTGACGAGTATGTAGTTAGCAAGTACAACGCGTTTTATGGAATGGCAAAGTATGGTCCGGAAGACCGCCGTACCACCAAGAACGCCATTGCCCTGAAATCGTTCTACATCGACCTCGACTGCGGTACGGGTAAGCCTTTTGCTGATCTGAGTGAAGGACTTCTTGCCCTACGTGCCTTCTGCAAACTGACTGGGTTACCCCGCCCCACGATAGTGAAGTCGGGTACGGGCGCTCACCTGTATTGGGTGTGCGAAGAGGCCCTGCCACGGGAGAAGTGGTCTCTGTATGCCGAGCAGTTGAAGGCGCTGTGCGTTCAGCACAAGTTTGATGTTGACCCAGTGGTGACGGGGGAAGCGGCACGTATCCTGCGTATCCCCGAGACGTACCACGTCAAAGACCCTACAAATCCGATTCTGGTAGAAGTGCTTCACGTTGCCCCGCAACTATCATGCGACGACGTTCACAAACTGCTTGAACCGAGTTTCGAGGTCATGGCTGCTGCCAACAAACAGCAGTACAAGCGCCAACTGGACCCGGTCACCCTAGCGTTGATGGGCAACAAGGAAGCCAAGTTCAAAGACTTGCTGGTCATGTCTTTGGAAGGGAAAGGCTGCGCCCAGATCGCTCATATCTACAACGAACGCGCTACTCTGAGTTACGACATGTGGCGCGGCGGACTTAGCATTGCCCAGAAGTGTAGTGACCGGGACAAGGCCATCCACATACTGTCCAAAGGCCATCCGGACTATTCCCCGGAAGCCACGGAAAAGATGGCGAACGGCACGAACGGCCCATACACCTGTGAGAGATTCCGTCTTCTGAACCCGGTGGGCTGTGAAGGATGCCCCCACAAGATCGTGACCCCCATTGCGCTGGCTGAACGGGTAGTGGAGGCTCCTGCTGATACGGTCGTGACTGCGGTTGAGGAAGTGACCAAAGAGGTCAAGCAGTACGCGATACCGAAGTTTCCGTTCCCTTTCTTCCGTGGCAAGAACGGTGGGGTTTACTACAAGACTACCCGCAAGGCCAAGGATGATGACGACGACGATCAGGAGGTTGATGAACTCCTGTACCGATACGATTTCTATGTAGTGAAGCGCATGGTTGACCCCGACCTGCTTGACACCATTTTGTGTCGGCTACATACCCCGAAAGACGGTGTGCGGGACTTCATCATGCCCAACACCACCATCGTATCGAAAGACAAGTTCATGGCAACTATTGCCCCGCAGGGTTTGGTCATACTGGGCAAGAAGCAAGACATGATGATGCAGTACGTAAAGTCTTGGGTAGACGAACTTATGAAGGAAAAAGCAGAAAAGGCGCACCGCCAGTTTGGATGGACTGAAGACGACTCGTCCATCATCATTGGGGAGCGTGAGATCAAGGCCACAGAAGTTCTGTACAGCCCTCCGTCCGCGCCGACCTTGCCCAATATCCATTACTTTCAGCCCAAGGGCGACTTCCATGTATGGAAGAACATCATCAACCACTACGGCAAGCCCGGTATGGAGAACAGGGCGTTCGCGTTTTTCTTGGGGTTCGGTATCCCGCTGATGCGGTTTACCGCGCTGGACGGATTCCTCGTCAACCTGATGAGCCGTAACTCAGGTTCCGGAAAAACTACGATCCTGCACGCTATCAACAGTATCTATGGGCGTCCGAAGGAACTGACGCTGGCTCCGAAGGATACCTACAACGTCCGCATGAACCGCCTTGGTGTGATGCAGAACCTTGCCGTGACGATGGATGAAATAACCAACATGCCCGCTGAGGACATGTCCAACCAAGTCTATGACGTGACATCCGGACGCGCCAAACACCGCCTGAAGCAGCACGATAACGTCGAGCGGAACAACAACACCAAGTTTCAGACTGGCGTCATATCGTCCTCCAATCGCTCCGTCATGGACGTACTGCTCTCCATCAAGGGATTCCCAGATGGTGAATTGAAGCGGGTTCTGGAGGTCACTGTAGAGGCTGAGGAAGGCGCAGACGCTACATGGTCGCGTGACCACTTTGAAAGACTGATGGAGAACTACGGCCACGCCGCAGAACCGTACTTCCAAGCCGTGATCGCCCAGCTACCGGCAGTTAAAGACCTACTGAGCAAGACGCGTGACAAGGTAGACCTTGCGGCTAACGTCCGTCCATCTGAGCGGTTCTGGAGTTTGATCGTTGCCCTGTCCGTTACTGGCGGACTGATCGCAAAGAAGTTGGGGCTTCACGATATACCGGTTCAGCCGGTATTCGATTATGGCGTTCGCTTGATAAAGGAAACGCGTATCAAGAGCCGTGAATACATGTTTGATGGAGATGAGTTCTTGGGAGTGTTCTTCCAACACCACTTCAACGAAGTGCTGGTCATCAACGCCAAGACAGACAAGCGCACCGGACTGGAGCAAGGACCGATCAAGGAACCCCGCAATGCGATGACAATGCGGTACGAACCAGACACGAAGATGTTGTACGTATCCGCTACAGCGTACCGGACAGAGTGCAACAAGCGGTCAATGAACTTTGAGGAAACCCTGAAACCCTACATCAAGTGCAAGGCGCTTGTGGTCCACCCCGGCGGACTAACGACCAAACGCAAAAAGATGTTCGTTGGAACCACTGCCAGCAACACGGCGGCTACTACCTGCCTGTGGTTCGACACGACCAAGTTGGACTTCTTCAACGAAGACGTACTGATCAACGCAGTCCCCGATGAAGATTTACAACCTCCCAGTTCTGGTTGAATGGAACAAGTTCCAGCCGGGTAGTTCGTTCTTTATTCCATGCCTTGACCGTAAAGACATGGAGAAACAAGTTAAGGCTGAGGCCGAACGGCTGAAAGTTGAAGTTCTGTGTAAACATGTTGTAGAAAACAACATGTATGGATTGAGAGTGTGGCGCGTGTACAATACCCCCGCACTCTAGTTCTCCGTAAGAGAGCCTTGCCCCCGGTAACACGGGGGCTTTTTTATTCCTCCAAGCCTAGTTCGTCGTAGATTCTGCGGGACAGTTTCTGGTCTACAGTAATGCCGTACACGGACTGCGCAATGCTCTTCTGCCGTCGCTGGACTGCCCCGATCAAAGTTTCGGCGGTAATAGCCCGCTCGGGGAACGTAGCACTGAACGCTTGTGCTTCCTCAACTGCCGACTGAAACCCTTCATAGTCGCCGCTGAGTCGGGCTACAGCCGCACGAGCGATGATGGAGTTACGTCGCTCCAGTATCTCGCGCTGCATACGGGTAGTGGCTCCCGCAATGTCTCCAGCCTCAGCAACATCACTCGGACGGAAGCCAAATATCTGCATGAAGACGTTGTAGGCATCCACATCGTCAACCAACGGCTTACCGGAGGCAGTTACCGCGCCTTCTTCTGCGTACCGCATACCCTTGAGAATGTTGCCGACTACCTTCGGGCTGAGTTGTTCAAACCCACGCTGGTACTCCCCCGCGCTGAAACTGTCGAGAACGCCGTTTGGCTTGAACCAGCCATTAGCGTATGAGTACGCAGGGCCAAGCAACTGCTCCATCGTGTAGGTAACAGGACCAACTTCAGCCATGCGCTTCGGGTCTTCGCGCCAAAGCATACCCGTCCACCCCGTACGGCTGGCGAAGTCCACGCCAAGCAGGTAGTTGGCTGGACCCTTGTAGTTGAACAACCCAACCGCATCCCGCAATTCAAAGTCCGGGTTGTACGGCTCATCATCATCGCCCAACGCCCCGTTCAGCACCGAAGCCAGAAGGCTTGCGGCACCGATAACCGGCATACCCTGAACACCGGCAAATAGGTAAGCGGTACCGAAGTAAGCCAGTATCTCCCTGCGTGCAGCCTTGCGAACCTCTGGAGACTCGCCCTTTGTGGCCTCTCGGTAGGCGTTCAACAACAGGTTGATACGGATCAGGGCGAACTTCTTGAAGGTCAGTGCAGTACGGGCGAACCCGTTACCCATGATGGGTGGGGAGGCTTTCGGAAAAGACGATCCATATACGTCGTACACAGCACGCTGGGCAGCATCAAAGGCGTTCTGGTCAAACGCACCTTCGGGAGTATTTTTGCTCAGTTGATACGCAGCCATGAACGCGACGTTTCTATTGAACATGTCTGACTTGGCAAAAGCCCAACTGCTTACACGTTCAGCACCGGCTTTGATTCGCTCATACTTTGACCCCATGTTCTTGAATTCAGCTATGTCCCGAAGCTGCTGCTCACGGAGTACACCAGAATCAAGCCCACGTTGCAGTAGTTCCTGCGTTTCCTTGGACTTGTTTTTGCTGAAGTACGTCGTTGTCGCTTTCTGTATAGCGTTGAACGCCTTACCCCAACCATGCTTACCGGCCAAACGGCTATACGTAATGGTTGGGATATCGACGAGGTTGATGATTGCCGTGGATACGTTGGCTCCAAGGTACATCTGGAAGCTGAAGTAGCTCAACTTCGCTGCAACGCTATTCAGCTTTGGGTCACGGATAAACGCCATCTGCTTTTCAGTGGCATCCAGCAAATCATCCGCAACGTTCGTATCCAATGCTCCGTCACTTCTGGCGTTTTCCAAATCTTCTTTGATCTTTTCCTGTGCCGCACGGAACTTGGGGGTATACGTCAAATTGGTCAAACGCCTAGCGTAACTACTACCGACATTTGCATACGCGTCGAGCATGTCCTTGGAGTACCCTTCAGCCCCCTTTCTCTGTCGGGCAAACTGAAGCGTGGACTGCGCCGGAATAAGGTCCAAATAGGTATTGACGATAGACGTAATAACTTCCGGGTCTACCTTTTGCTCAGTCAACGTACCTACGATCTTGCCGAAGAACCCGCTTGGCGGGATGGCCTCGGCTTCCTTGGTACCTACACGGCTAGGTATGATGTCCGTAGCGCCATTACGACGGGCTTCTGCTTCGGCCCTGTTGCGCTGTCCGAGTGTTTCAAACTGAAGCGATACGGTATCGCCATTGGCATCCACATACTTCAGCTTGAAGTCGCCCTTGCGGAAGAGCGGGAAGTACACAGGCAGGCGCTTCTCATTAAACTGGCTGATCAGTTTCTGCCATTCGGTCGGGGCAAGGTACTGCTTCAGTACGTTCTCGATACCAAGCGAATAGTCAAGGTAAGCCAGACGAAGCCCCTTGTACACCTCTTCCAGTTTCGGGTCTTTCCGTACCAGCGACTGGTACTGCTGGTACAACGGATGCGCCTTATCGGCAACCCAGTTGATACGCCGCGCATCATCTTTGAGGTCTAGAACCTCAACACCAAACTTCTCAACTACCTTTCCGTCCTTGGTAGTGCGCTTTATCTTGGTTGTGGTGGTAGCCATGAACGTATCGAAAATACGATCACGTTCGGCGGGACTGTACTTGGAAAGAATCTTCTCCCACTTCTGGTAGTTTTCCATGATGAGGTCCTCCTGTTTACGGAGGAACGCACCTTCGGAGTTGAGTTCATTCCAAAGCTGTCCAAAGCCCTTGGTGTGCTTGCCGTACATCCGGTCAAAGTCGTGGGCAGTCAGCGTGCTGTACAAAGCCCGACGCATCGCAGGGGTGGCGTTAGACGCAGCATCCGCAGCCGCTTGGAAAGTCCCACTGGTCGGCTTCGGCAACTTCGACGGAATGCTTGCAATACTGCTGAGGAAGGCCCGGTCATTCTTCTGCTGCTCGGCGGGGGACATGGAATACCGCGCAGCCGCGTCAAACGGGTCAATCGGTTTTTGGGAAGGACTGTTCTGGTGAATGGAAAGTGGATGTGGAAGCGGTTCCGTAAGCCAAGCATCTGCGGACCCCGGACCCATGTCGTCAAGGAACTTTTTGACTGTTTTGGCTGGGGCAAATCTGTTACCAGTGATCGCAGCAACAAGCTCACGAAGTTTTCTAGCCACATCAGCAAAGAACTTTTCGACAATACCGACAGGCTTTTCGCTGGTCGTCACCCACTTGGAAGTATTGTCAGCAAACCATTCAGTGAACGACCGCCAGTACGAGTCGTTGAGTCTGGTATCCGCAGTTATCCCAGAAGCGTGCGCTTCAGCAGTTTCACGGTTACGTAACGCACGAACAAGATCAGCCCCCTGCTTACCCTTGGTATCTTTCAACCACCGGTCATACTCGGCACGGATGGCGTTTTTTACTTCCGGAGAAGCCTTGTTGTACGCAACACGTTCAACCAAGTGCCCAAGCTCATGCCCAATTGTTTCCAGTGCCCGAGCTTCAGTCATTCCGGGCTTGAACGAAATATAAAAATCTTTGAGGGTTTCGCCATATTGGCGCATGGACCCTTCTTCGCCGGGGTCTGTTCCAGCAGACATGGCAGACGCGTAATGCCCGTACAGCTTGTATTTGTCCTGCCGGTTACGCACGTCTTCTGGATGCAGCAAGAACACACGAACGTCCCCAAGCCCCATAGACCCCATGAGGTTGGACAGGAACTTACCGTAGTTCGGATTTACGCTATCCGACGTTACTACGTTAGACGTAGCCCCAGTAAATGGCCCATCAGGATTCTGTGCAAGCCGCGCAGAGTCTTGGGCAACGATACGCTTCTTGGCTTCGACAAGTTTTTGCTTTTGCTCTGGAGAAAATAACGTTCCAGTGAAGGACCCGATATCAACACTAGTACGATTCCCAGTTTTGCGGTCAATACCGGCAAACACAGGTTGCCCGGTGAATACACTGTATCCCCGCACGAGCGCCGTATCTGGATCGGAGTACACAACTTCGCCAGCAACATCACGCTCATGCTGAGTAGCCCATTCTGGATGCGGTGACGGAGCCTCTTGTTTTGATATTGATGCAGAATCAGGATCAAATGTACCTACGTTACCTACCGCAGATTTAATTTGTTTATTGTCAAATACAACATATTCATCGAATCCTTTTGGAGAATCCTTCAGGATTATTCCGTCGAAATAATTTGTGTTTCTTGCGGCATCAATGAGGTCTTTGCCCCAGACTGTTTCGCCGCCGCCAACCGGAAAGAAAAGCGCATCCTTTAATGTAGCTTCTCCATTCTTAAGGTCATTCAGCAAATCTTGTGCGTAGACCCCTGCCGATACGTTCCCGAATTTCCCATAATAAAATGGACTGTACTTTAATCTGGATTCAATAAGTGATGCTAACCATCCTTGCCAGTCTTTGTTGCCAACAAAAAAATCGTCATCAAATGGCCTTTCAATTTTTAAATAGGCTGGAACCACGTTCCCTTGGGTCTTTGGCTTCTCCCCAACTTTTGCCCCCCTAAGCCCAGCCGCAAAGCGACTCGCCGCTTTAGGATCGCTCGTGAAGTAAATGCCATCCCCCAAAGACCCGTGTTTTGATTTGTATAAAGTATCCCCTTCAAATTCTCCGGGCATTCCGTGATAAACGGTGAGTGGTTCTCCACTGCTATTAACCGTCTTACTCCCCCCAAACCAATTTTTAAATTCTGGGGTATCAATTTGCGGATTACGCACGCTAGGCGCACGCTGAAACGTCACCTTCCGGTAGTCAATACCTACATTTCTCTCGCGCTTCGGCTTCGCAGTGCCCTCCATCATGGAAGTGACACGCGCAAAGTTCGGTACGGGCTTCTTCAGTTCTTCCGTAACAGCGAGATAGGTCTTTTCGTTGATCTCGTCTGCGTCAAACGCATCAATCGCCCGAGTACGCATTTCAGCAGTACGCTGCTCAGCCGCACGGCGGATCAAATCCATCCGATCTACGGGAGGTGTCGGGGCAGCAGGAGCCGTGGCAGGCGGAGCAGTTTCTCCTAGTGCAGGGACGTTTGCTGCTTCTCCCGCATCAATTCGCTCAGTAGGTGCGCCAACACCGCCCATTCCCCCGTCTCCAGTTGCCGTAAGGTCGGGTCCTGCGGCACCTTGTGGTGGTACAGACACGCTAGGGCTTCTTCGACTGCGAGGAGGTTTAGTTTCTGAACCAGTTCGTACATTTTCGACTCCTGCGGGAGTTAGCTCCCATTCATTTGCCTTCTTGTTGAAAGCAATCGCGCCTTCCTTCTTGAGGTCGCCAAGGGTCTTTTGCAACTCCATTGGACGCAGTTGGGTCGCAAACTGCAAGTTCGGAATGTTCTTCTTGTCTTCGGTAATAGCCATAGCCCGCAACACACGGTCACGGGGTACCAAGCGTTCCATCGGGATACCGGGCAGATTGAACCCTGTTTGTTCAGGAGCAACCTCTGTCTCGGGTTGCTCAAACACCGCCTGATTGGGTTTGACTTCACCCCTACGGTTAAGCCGAACTCCAAGGTCTTTGGCTTCTTCCCGATACGCACGAGACCTAGGACGAACTTCCTCACCAGTTTCTAACTGACGCTGTTCAATTGCCTTTGCAAGAGCTTCTTCCCCACTCACAAACATTTGCGGGCGAGGCTCAGTTGCTGGAGGCAGCATCCCTTCAGTTCCAGCTTCCCCACCTTCCAACGGAAGCCCCATTTGGGTCATTGGTAGGCTGCGCAAATACTGCATGTCATCTTTGGCAGCGGCGGCGGCATCTTGCTCGCGCTCGTATCTTTGCAGTGCCTCGTCAGCCCCCAACAAAAATTGCTTCCCGCGTTGTTCCTGCATACGGTTAGCAATGGCTTCTGCTTCGCCAAGTCCGAGTGCGCGGAATTGTGAATTCAGCCTAGCCCCTTCTTCCGCCTCAGCCTCTGTCATCGGAACAACATTGCCCTGAGAATCGACTTTGTACCCGGCAGTACGGGGGGCCGGAAGGGCTTTGATTTCTTCTTCGGTTGGCGCAGCAGGTTCTTCAGCAGGTGGCTCTTCCGCGCCACGCCCACGCAGGCGGCGACCCAAAGCAAGGTCTGCAATCGCACTGACGATGGCACCAGCACCACCACCTAACGCAGCGGCTTCGCCTACTCCACCAAACACAGCCTCATCAGGTGCGTATACACCCTTGGCAATGAGGTTCTGGAGAACTTGGCTACTGGCTTCCATCAAGCCTTCTTCACCACCCGCCTGAGCCGCACGACGCAAAGCAGGAACAAATCCAGCAACTTCCTTGACAGCCTCATCGCCAAAGCCAAGCCGACGCAAAATCCGTATGGGCGCGTATGCTTCAAGCGCACCGGGAGCCGTACCGAGAGCCGTAGCCAGACCACGTTCTTCTTCGGTAGCGCCTTCTTGCTCCGCACGCTGACGGGCTTCACCCGCTCCCGCTCCAATACCCAGACCAACGGCAGCAGCCCGTCCAGCCGCGCCCAGTGCGCCTAGTGGGAGGAACGGAACCGTAGAACCTACAGCCTCACTAAGTTTACGTGCGGCAGTATCTTCATAGCCCGGAGCCGGGGCAAACGCCTCACGGATAGGTTCAACAACGCCAGATACCCTACGCCGTACAGCCTGCTCGGCTTCTTCCGGAAGGAGTGCAGCAGCGCCAGTAATAGCCGTCTCGACCATACCAGCAGCGCCGGGAATTAACCCCTTGAAGGCTTCCTTGGCGTACCCGCCGATAGTGCGCTCGGGTTCAGCAGCAGGTATGGGGGCTACAGGCTCTTCTTCCTCCCCACCGGAGACCAAACCCCGCCGACGCGCTTCTTGAAGCAACGCACGTTTATCAGGCGGAAGAATTCCACGCCGCTCTGCTTCCAACAGAAGCTCAAGTTTGGACATAGTTAGATACCGAGTGCTTTGCGCAACGCGTCGTCTGACATACTTGAATACGGACCACTACCGCCAGTCAACGGTACCCCACCAATACCCCCACTCGCTGCTGCCCGCATCTGCGATTCCAGAGTACTTACCTTTTTCTGCGCAGCAGCAATTGCAGCTTTATGCTCCGGAGATTGGGGCTTTATTCCGACTGGAGGAAAATCGGTAACAGCGTTCAATCGCTCCACAGCCGCTTTATACATCGGGTCTAGCATATTAATCGTCAACGCAGAACGACGGTACTCGTTCTGCCCACTATTTGCTCCGTACTGCTGGGATGCAATACGCTCACGCGAAGCAATTTCCGCTTGGGAGATCAATGCAGATTCACGACGTGCGGTAAGGTCTGCAATCCTGTCTTCTTTCTTCTCCTCAAACGAACGCTTGGCGTTACGTTCCCCACGCGCTACCTCATCTTGGTAACGACGAAGCGATGCCATTTCCTTGTTCAGTTCCTTCTCGGTCTGACGGAGTTCTTTCTGAGCAGCCGTATACTGCTGCATCCCGCCCAGCGCACCTTCCGCCGCCGCACCAAGGAAGCTAGTACGCTCACGTCCCCCACGAGCCGCAGCCGCAGCCATACGGAACCCTGCTTGTGCGAGCGCCATACGAACCGCATCCTGCTTTTCGCCTCCAAGTCCCGCCAGAGCCTTCTCAATACGTTTCTGCTCTTCGGGGGAGAAGGAATCTGCGGTTTCTTCAAACTTGCGTCCTTCTACCTGCTTGATCAGTGCATCAAACCGATTCTTTGGTACTCCCGCTCCGCTAGGCGGAGCAAACGGAGACGCAGCCGGAGGAACCGCTGGGGGCATATCCTGCTGTACGCCAGCACGAGCCGCAGCAATCTGCTGATCAAACCCAGCACCGCCCAACGCAGGAGCAGCGGGAGGCGCAGCCGCCGGGGCCGCAGGGGGGACTGCGCTTTGTGAAGGAGTTACAGTAGGTGTCTGCGCAGGACGTGTTTCTTGTTCATCGCCAAATATTTGCCCCAAATATTTATCAACTTTGGATATACCGGAATCTGACGGCAATTCACGTCTGCTTAGCTGCCGCCCTGCTGCCCGAAGAATTTCATTCTCTTCTGGGGTACGGAACACCGGAGATTTCTGAAGAATGCGATGTACCTCGGCTTCCAGATCAGGCTCTCCACCACCAGCCAACGCGACCACGCCACCGCCTGCAAACTGCGGATACTCCATGTTGCCCGCATCAATTGCACCCAAACCGCGATCCATTGGACTGGGCTGAGGAGCCGGGGCCTGCATCTGCTGAATATTGCCTTGCTGACGCTGCATCTGCTGCTGTTGGTCCAGCATGTTCAACTGATCTTTGATCGTCGGGGGTGTCTGGGGAGCCTGTGCCTGCGGCTGCTTTAAACGCTGGAACTGATTCATCATGGCGTAGAGATCAGCCAAGGGAGCCACGCCCTGCGTTGCCATGCTCTTGACGTACTGAACCGCCTGATCAGGCGGCATACCTTTTTGGACGGCTTGTTGAAGCGAAGCCATCATGGCACGACCCGTGCCGCTTACTGGACCGAACATCACTTACCTCCGATCCCGCCGAAGAGACTACCCAGCCCCAATCCTACACCGGCAATCTGCCCGAACAAGCTCCCCGGCTGCTGGTACATGGTCTGGGTCTGGCCCGTCGCCGGGAGGCCCCGCAGGATACCCGACATGAACTCCAACTGCTGGTACGGTAGACGCTGCTGGTTGAGGAAGTCCTGATACTGCGTATTGAGCAGTTCCTGCCCAAGAGCCTGCTGCTGCCCGCCAGCCCCCAACTGAGCCGCGTTGATCCCCATCTGCTGCTGGTACTGCTGCATCCCCAGCCCGCCCAGAGTGCCCGCCGCAGCCAACTGCTGCTGAAGCCCCTGCAAGCCAAGGTTCGCCCCGAACTGGCGAGACTGCTCGGCAAGATTGGCCCCAGCAAGCCCGTACTGAGCGCGTTGCGCGGCATTCTGCTGACTGAACTGGTTGGCCTGCGACAACTGAGCCAACTGCTGCTGTTGCTGCTGAAGCTGAGCCGCCTGATTCAACTGCTGGGCCTGCATCCCTTGCCCTGCGCCGAACTGCGACTGGTTGATGAGGGCCTGAAGGTTCTGCTGACCGACGTTGAACCCCATCTGCTGATTGGCAAGCTGTGCCTGCAATGCCTGACTCGACCCCAACTGCTGGGTCTGAAGGAGTGCCGCGAGGTTCTGCTGCCCCGTAGTGAGACCCGCCTGCTGATTGGCGAGGGCTGCTTGAAGCCCCATTTGGTTAGTCTGAAGACCTGCCGCTTGGTTAAGTCGGGCAATTTCAGTTGCCTGCTGGGCACTGAGACCTTGAGTCTGGAGTTGAGCAGCGAGGTTCTGCTGTGCGGTCGTAAGTCCTGCTTGCTGATTGGCAAGGGCTGCTTGAAGCCCCATCTGGTTAGTCTGAAGACCTGCCGCTTGGTTAAGTCGAGCAATTTCAGTTGCCTGCTGGGCGCTAAGACCCTGAGTCTGGAGTTGAGCAGCAAGGTTCTGCTGCGCGGTCGTAAGTCCTGCTTGCTGATTGGCCTGTTGCGCCTGCATTGACTGCTGGCTCAAGAACTGCTGCCGCGCCTGCTCCATCTGCGCATTCTGCTGATTGGTCGTGAGACCCGCCTGCTGGTTGGCAAGAAGTGCCTGCAAGCCGTACTGCTGGTTAGCCATACGCGCCTGTTGTTCAGCCGACAGGTTCTGCTGCCCCACGGTAAGCCCCGCAGACTGATTGAGCCGCTGAGCCTCCATCTGCGCCTGCTGGTTAGCCAGAGCAGCCTGCTGCCCTGCCGAGAGGTTCTGCTGCCCCACGGTGAGGTCTGCTGCCTGATTGAGCCGTGCAGCCTCCATAGCCTGCTGGGCGCTGAGTCCTTGGGACTGAAGTTGTGCAGCCAGATTCTGCTGCCCCACGGTAAGCCCTGCCTGTTGATTGGCAAGCTGGGCCTGCATTGACTGCTGCGCACCGAACTCCGCCGACCGCTGGAATGCCTGCTGGTTAGCCATCGCGGCTTCTTGCTGCTTGGCCCGGTAGAACTCCGCTTCACGCTGTGCGGTTTGCTGGTTGGCAAGTTGGGCCTGAAGACTCTGCTGCCCCATGAATTGCTGGCGCGACTGTTCCGCGCCGAGGTTCGCCTGACCGACCGTAAGGCCCGCCTGCTGGTTTGCCAACTGCGCCTGAAGCGACTGTCCTGCACCCAACTCCTGAACGCCCATCGCCGCTTGGAGGTTCTGACGAGCGACATCCTGTGTCGCCGCTTGGTTAGCAAGTGCAGCCTGCATGGCCGAAGCGCGGTCGCGTTCAAACTGAGCAGACGACTGCTCGTAGGCTTTCTGAAGGCCCCCCGCCTCGATATCCCCCAACTGGGTCGCCAGATTCCGCTGGGCTTCAGACTGGAGCAAAGCCTCGCGGGTACCGCCCCGCGCTCCCATCCGAGCCGCCTGTGCGCCAAGAGCGGGGAGTCCTCTCATGTAATCGCGAGTCGCTGCTTGCTTCTGACGCTCAACGACGCTCTGCATGTAGGGCGACATGTATTCAAGCATCGAACCAAGACCGAACCGCTCAGTGCCTACCCGCTCCGCCGGTCCCATCCGATACTGTTCAAGTGCCGCAGCGCGTACACGCTCGGCAGGGGTCATCGACAGCGCCCCGTACTGATACCCTTGAGCGCGTTCTACGTCATAGGCAGAAGGGCCAGAAATACGCTCCGGGGCGTAGTCATACGTGGATGCTGCCCGTTCGTAACCCCCCATCTGAGGAGCGTTGTACTCACGCGCCGAAACATCCCGCACCGGACCCATACGCCCAGCCGAAACTTGTGACGCCAATACGTTAGGTAGCCCCGCCATCTGCGCGGCTTGAATCCGCTCAGCAGAAACATCCGTAGGGCCAGCCATCCCGACAGGGCCGTACTCACGAGCAGAAATCTGCTGCGGTCCCTGCATCTGATAATTTTGAAGCGCCTGCTGCTGGATACGCTCATAGTCACTGGGTGCCCGGACATTGCCCGGTCCCTGCATCTGATAATTTTGAAGCGCCTGCTGCTGGATACGCTCATAGTCACTGGGTGCCCGGACATCGCCCGGTCCCTGCATCTGATAATTTTGAAGCTGCTGTGCCGAGACATCACGCGGTCCCTGCATCTGATAAGACGTATCTGGGCGAGCGTTCACCCGCTCAAACTGGGTCTGCATCTCCCGAAATTCGGGAGAGTTGTAGAAATTCTGCGCGGCAGCAGGGTTGTACTGACTGAGTCTCTGCGCATCCAATCCAGCAAGCGAGGCTAACCCCGTGGCAGTACGCAACTGATCAGAGGTCTGCATCCCCGCAATCTGATTGAACGCCTGCATTTGCAGGGGATTGAACCCTTCAACACGCTGCCGCATTTTGGGCTTGCCCGTGCTGGGGTCTATGATCGGGTTGCCGTTTTTGTCCGTCTCTACATAGGGCTGATAACCTTGCTGAGACAACGCTTGAGCCTGCCCCACAAGTTGAAGTACGGGGTCTCTAAGCCAGCTAGGAATATTGGTTTGAATCTGTTCAGTAGGCGTAGCCATGATCGCTCCCGATTACTTCGGCAGATAGCGGTCGGCTTTTACAGCAGGAGCTTGACGCGCCCTGCCTGTACGGGCTTTCCGAATCTGGTCCATCATTGTGTAGAGTTTCTTGGCTCCCGCTTTGGTAGAGCCATTACCGAGATGCGATACAACATCAGCCGGGATGACAAACTCACCATCAGCCAATGCAGCACGTTGTACTCCCCTACCGCGAATCACAGCAGGGATACTGTCAGACATTCCGTCGCCGGGGCCATCCAGCAATTTGCCCCCTGCCAAATATTCAGTCGGCATCATGCCGCCAGCAGCAAACCCGAAGTTGTAGTCGTCTCCCTGTGCGCCAACAGTAGTATCAGCGTAGGGATTCGGTGCGGTCATACCGCCTGCTTGCATGGCGCGGACGCGCCCGCCTTTACGGACTTCTTTTATCTCTTCTATTTTAACAGAGTGCTTACGCCCGCCAGTACCGATGCCACCGCCGCCACCGCCGCCAAAGCCGCCACCGCCATACCCCCCGCTACCAATACCCCCGCCACCACCTTCGCGGCCACCACCGCCGCCACCACTAGTGTTTTGGGTTGCAGGAGTATCAGATTTCTTTGCTGCGTTTTGAACTTCCTGCTTCAACTCCTCTTCTTCAATCGGAGTGTCGTCGAGGTTAAATACCCCAGTTACAAAATTTTTGATCTTTTGCTGTGTAGCAGCAGGCAAAACTTTCCAAATAAGTCCAGCGGCGGGGTTTATAAAGCCCAGCCCAAGACCCACAGGGTCATCTAGCCCAAGAGCCTTTTTGACCCAATTAACGGCTTTGTTTTCTGTGTCCGCTGCTTCATCCTCTGTAGGCGTCGGCTTGGTAGGTGGCGTCGGCTTGGTAGGCGGCGTAGGTTTGGTAGGCGTAGTGGGAGTATTCGGAGTAATAACAGTCGGAATGCCCGTACCGCCGGGACCGCCACCGCCACCGCCACCGCCACCGCCACCACCGGGGCCAGTATTCTCCCCGCCGCCTCCGCCACCGCCACCACCGCCACCACCGCCACCACCGCCACCACCGCCACCGCCACCACCGCCGGGAGTAGTACCCGTAGTCGGCGCGTTGGGGTAACGATAAAATTCGGGATTCGCGGCTTTTTTGTTCAGGTCAGCCACATAGTCCATCACCGGCTTGGTATTGACCGGGGGCGGAGGAGGGGCATAGACCATTTGCTCGAAACGCTTCCGCGCATCGGCTTCCGTATACGGCGCACTGATCGGCACCATCGGAGGATCGCCACGACCTCCCGCTCCGGGGGCAACGCCCGTATTTGCTGCGGCAAACGGATTGACCGGAACCCCTATCGGGTTTGCCGGATCAGGCTGCGGCTTCATCCGGTCGTCTACCGGCCCACCTTCAGCATATTGTTCTTCGCCTGTATACGGATCAATCTTGGGGCCATACCCACTACTGACTACCTCACGAGACTGTGGGGCGCTCAAAAGGTGGTTTCCGGGTACCACAGTGGACATCGGGTAACTTTGGTTGGGTCGCGGGTACGGAGGCGTCTGCTGAGGAATGACAGGCTGCTGATCACCGTCAATAGGCCCACCCATCGCAAATCCCGGCGCTTTCTGGTACGGGTTATATGGCACAAGCCCGTTCTTGGTTCGTTTGTAATACTGCCCCGGCAAGAAGTAGCCTTGCTCTCGCCCCAGCCCATACTGTGGGTTGAACCCGCCGGGATTGTAGACCGTATCGTCTTCAGCCGATCCAGACGGCATTTTAACTTCCGGGGTGAAGGCATCCATCGCCCCTGCAAACGTGGCGTACTTGGAGAGGTTTTGCCCGAGGCTCGACTCAAATCCACCGCCCAATGCCTTACCGAACGCAGCACGAGACTGCGGACTGCTGAAGAGATTTGTGGCTCCTTGCGCAAGCCCTGCGAGTCCTGTGGGAGCAGCAGTGGCCGCTTGACTGGCAAGCTGCGACATAGGAAGTGCCGCCGTAGAAGCGATTTGCGAAGGCCCACTAAAACTGAACTTGGGTTTGTCCAATCCGAGCGTGGCCGGATTAACTCTTGCCAAATCCACCGCCTCTGATCCCGCTCCAATCGTATTTTTTGCTGCCTCAGTGGCTTGGGCTGCTTTAGCAACATCCTGAGCAGAAACTTCAGCAGCAGGTGCCGCAGCCGACGCTTGAAGCGCCGAGGCCAGATTCGCTCCACTGTACGCGCCCAACCCGGCCTGAAGACCTTTCTTCAGATCACCTTCAATGAGTGCGGTAGCTCCACCGACCAGCAACGCGCTACCAAGCGCCTGACTTCCTACAGCAGTGCCGATACTGCTCGCCAATGACCCAAGCCCCGGAATACCGGGCAGGATGGCCCCAACCACCATCGGCAGAATCTTCTTCAGGAACGAGGCTTCGTACAGTCCCGTTTCCGGGTTGATGGTCAGGCTACCGCCGTGGGCCATCGCCAACTGTTGCAGTCCCGCAACTTCCTGTGGGGCCATATGAACGAGAACAGAGTCCCCATTCCGGCCACGGGAGGACAGAAGAGACGCCAGACCGGATTCAGGTGCTTGGGTGTACATAGTCCCCCCACGGGGTTAATTTGCTAGAAGATATCACGTATTGGCCTCGTTACTCGATACCCAGTTCACCGTCAAGATGATCGACGGAATCGCCGGAATATTGCCGCTGGCTGCGACGTAGGGCATGACGACATTCGTGTCGGAAGACTCCCACGCGAGTTCAAAGTAGTCCCCTGCCCCCATGACCAGCACGAAATTCCATGCCGCGACGACTTCGTCGTTGGGGCCGTTGATCACCATCTTGGTGGCGGAGTCTGGTAGGTTCACCCCGTTCACTCGGGGCCAGATGTATACGGCGCTCGCTCCACCGCCCGTCTTGTCCAACTGAGCAGAGAACTGGAAGTTGTACACCCCAGTCTGGTTGATATAGACCTTAGACGTAGGGATAGACCGGTTGACTTGATGTTCTGAAATAACAGAGTTGTACGTGAAGAGATTGACCGCGTTGGCTACCGGGTTCGTCTGCGTTGTAGTGTCGTAGTAAGACGCATGGGGCATCGGAGCATTGACTGTGTTCGTCAGCCGCGTGAAGAAAAGCCTCAGTACGTTGGAGAACTGATCGTGGTACCGCTGCTCATAAACAGTCGGAGCATTCGGCAAATTCGGTGGTACGACTTTGGCGTACGACATACTCAGCGCCTGCCGTCAGGCTTAACGTCGAGGCGCATCATGCCCATCTGCCACGCCACGCCAAGATCGGTGGAGTCCACACGGAACGCCATCTGCCGCCCACGCACCCGCGTGTAAACCTGACCGGTGTACTGCTGAATCGGAATAGTTGCGGTGCGGGTTACAATCGGCATATCCGCAGTGGTGTAGTTCACGCCGGAATTCTGTCTCGGGCGCACCGTAAGCATGACAGACGGATTTGTTGCGCTGGACCCAATGAAGTTGAGGTCAGGCAGAATGCGCCAGACGTACCCAAAACTTTGCCCATCTTGGATATCGAAGTCCGAAGTCTCGATGTACGACTCGATTGGGAGTGCGGGTTCAACAGACGCATCGTCGTAACCCACTTCATGCTGCATGACTTGATTCGCCACGTTGTATGTGACCGCAGCATACTGATCATGGGCCGCAGCCGTCGTGCTGGCGTAGCCGCGAGTACAGCCTGTCAAAGTATTACCTGACTTGCCGGTGTAGAGAATTTTCTCGGAATCTATCGTGATATTGCCCGACTCCGGATACGTTGAGGCATCCGTAAGCGCAATGGTGGTGACAGATGAGTTGATTGCCGACGCAAGGTAAGCGTTTTGCAGGCTGAACGCCGCCAGCGGGTAGTTGCGCTGGGAATGCTCCGACCAGAACGTACGGCTGATGTTGCCGTAGTACCAGATTCGCTCAAGGTAGTTGTAGATGACGTACCGGTTATTCGCGGTACTGTCAGCAGAAGGGTAAAACCACCAAACCTCGTTGAACCCTTCGTTGGTTCCTACGACTACTTGATCCAACTGGTTGTAGTTGATGTCGCTGTAGACAAACTGACGAAGAGTGCAGGGCAGCGTCTCCACGCGCCCCGAATACATGAAGAACTTATCCCGCCCCATCCAGTAGACCATGTTGTTCACAGTCGTTACGGCGTTAGGCGATGCCAGTGATATATCCTGATCAAGCAACGTGAACGACCAGACAAAGGGAGGCCCAACATACTGCATGGAGAAAAGCGCAGTATCCGACCAGATCAGAATCTCCTGACGGGTGTTGATCGCCGTGATCAGGTACGAGCCATGCGAAAGTTTTTGTTCACCAGACTGGTTCGTAGTCTCCGGCACCCACTCGTATGTCGTACCTTGGTCAGACCAGCGGACAAGCAACGGGTCAAATGCCGTATCGAAGTTGGTCGGGTCATACGGGTTCGCCCCGAATGCGATCACGAAGTCGTTGATTGGCGAGTCCAGCAGCGCATACACCTTGTTGGGTACGTGCCTACCGGCATAACTGAAATTGACAGCGCCTGAAACTGCACCGGTCGTCGCCGCAGAAATCGGTACAGACGTAGACCCCGTCCATGCAGTAGTGACGTACGCTCCTGTCGGAATGTTGGTGCCGCTAACCACCGAACCGGTATTGATCCCCGTAGCGTCTGCCACCGTGATGGTAGTTGCGCCTGAACCCGCACTGGCCGTCGTGGAGAATTTAACCTGCGTGTTGGTCTTGGTTTCGAGCGTGACCGCCTTGGCCCATGTCGTCGTGTCGAGCGTCCAGTAGTAGATTTCGCCATTACGCTCAGCAAACATCAGGTCATCGCCGTAGTTGAACATGGACCAAATCCGCATCGGGACGCCTGCACCGGTCGATGATCCCCACCCACCGAGACCCCACGGAGGACCACCCCAACCCACTCCTGCGGTGTAGACGGCGTTGCCCGCATCCATATCAAACGTGGCTACAACGGACGATCCACCCCCCGTCGTCGTGCTGCTGGCATTGGCTAAAGCATAGATGGTGAACGTACTGGTCGTAAGTACAGACTGGATTTCGTAGCTACCGTTTAGCGTCAGCCCAGCAACCGCCGTAGCCCCACTGAACGTGACGTAGGTACCAATCGTAGCCCCGTGAGCCGTTGCCGTGACTGTGACCAGCCTGCTTCCGGAAATGGTGGCGAACGGAGCCGCACCAAGATTGACCGTGTTCCCTACAGGAGTGATGTCGTTGTAGGTGCCACCGATTTCTACGTAGACTTTCTGGTTGGTACCGACGCCCAAAAGGTTCTGCGTCCCCGTTGAGACCCAGTTCCACAGCATCCGGCAGACGCCTTTAAACGTACTGCCATTGACATTGATGCTTTGCCAGCCGCCAATTTTTTCAGCGTATCCAGAACGGAAACGTACCTTGTCCCCCGCGTAATAGCCGCCTTCGTTTGCGTAGCTAGTGGACTCGCGATTTACACCGGGGCGAATCTCAAGTTTTTGGAGGGGCACTGGTCACTCTCCGCCATTCAGGCTGTCCTATACCGCGAGAGAAGTGCGGGGTGTCTACCAACTTAACCCCGTTGCCGCCCCATGAGTTCAAGGGATGGAGCGATTCCCAGTACGCCCCGAGCGGAGCGAGAACGGCTTTATCGTAGCAGAGTTTGCCGTCTTTGAAAAAGTTCAGGTCTACGGCACGACGCTGGATGTGCAGGCTGTTCATGGTCCGTGTCTGGCCTGACTTGAAGTAAATCGCCTGCTGGTCCGGGGTGCGATAGAGTTCCCCCGCAGTCACCACGAACCCGAGTTCGGTCGCCTTCTGGATCAGTTTGCAGACATCCAGCAGAAACGCAGCCTGTTCGGAGACGTTGCTCACTTCATGATCTCCTTCAACTGGTCACCCTTGTCCTTGGACCCCTGACTGGAGCCGAAGTAATACGAGACCACTTGGGTCGAGACTGCCGACAAGACCCCCAGAATGTAGATCAGGATGTCCTTGCGAGAAGGCTCCACCGGGTCGTTATCGAACATCACGATGCCGAACAGAACGAACGTCAGCGTCAGAAGGATCAGCGCGAGAACGGGGGTCACGATCTTGTTTAGCAAAGGTGCTTGTGCCGAAGTGACGATCTGCACCTCACGATCCCGCGCTGAATCTGTGTCCTTCAGGAGCATGTCGAGTTCCTGAAGATCGAGCTTGTTCTCTTCCAACTTGAGCCGCACCAGCTCTTCTTCATGCTCCATCTCGGCGGTCTTCAGCCGGATGATCTCGTCTGCCGTCATGTCGGGCTTCAGTTCAACGCCAAGCTTCTTTTCGACGTAATCCTTGCCCTTTGCCATCACGGCATTGGCAACGAGACCCAGCCCGTTCGCAAGGAGCGGTTTGAGGATAGCAACGAGTGCAGCAGGGACGGGCATGGTTATTTACCGCCTTTGATTACATTCCAATTGCTGATTACAACCCACATGTACACCAAACATGCAGCCATCGTCAGCAGGTATGAGTCGAGATACGACAACAGCCAGACCGCCGGAAGTTTCAGCGTCACCATCACAGCGAGCGGCTCAAACCTCGTGAACAACTTGGCGAGAATCGGGTTGACCTCACGATGCCCAAGTTCCAGCGCCCGCAGCGTCGTCCAGATATCAGCGATCTGAAGCGCGATGAAGAGTAGTAGGAACGTAGTGTTCACTGTGGTTCCTCTCCGAGTGACCCGTAGCTGATAGCAGGGGTGGGAATAGTAGATATAGACGCTGCTGTAAACGTCAGCGAATATACCGGTTCAGGAGGGGGGATCACAGGCTCAGGAGGGGGCGGAGGTTCGACAGGAACGACAGGCTCAGGAAGGATCGGGGGTTCAACAGGAACGACAGGCTCAGGAGGCGGTACAAACTCATCAATATCCGCACGGTAGGTGTAGCCGACCCCCGCGTAATTCTTGCGGAAGTTTCCATTGTATGAAGTTTGCACCCAAGTACCACCTAAAAGACGCTGGCAAAATTCTATTCCTTTGGCTTCTGATTCTTCGCCGTCGCTGTCGATTAGTTCAGCATTGCTTACGACAATGACCTGCGTCACGACATTATTTTCGTCAAGTTTTGCGAAATGAGCCATGATTAGAAGGTTATGGTTCCAGAAGAGTTGAAGATGTAAACGCGGAACCCACCAGAAACCGAGACTGTCGGGCTTCCTGTGGTAACCGCTGCCGGGAGTGTATCCGAGTATTTGATGACGACAATCCCTGACCCGCCCGCTTTTCCGTAAGCATTTGGGATAGTACCGCTCCCGTCACCTGCACCGCCGCCATCCCCACTATTCGCAGTTCCGGCGCTTCCACCGGTAAATCCTCCGGTACCTCCGGTACCGTAAGTAACAGAAGTCCCGGTTATCGAGTTCGCAGTCCCCACGCCTCCGGTCGGAGTGCCACCTGCACCGCCTGACCCACCACCACCCCCAGCGGTCAAAGTTCCCGGCCACGCGCCAGACCCTGTACTACCCCCGCCGTTATATCCTTGAACGGGCGTCGCAGAAGGAGTATTACCTGCACCGCCACCGCCAGTAGTGATACCGCCGCCGCCGGCGTCTTGTTGGTAAGACCCGCCGCCGCCTCCAGACCCGCCGGATGCTCCGTTGGCGGGAATAGTGCCGTAACTAGAACCATTACCGCTGCCACCTTTGGCGGATGTCACACCCCAAAAACTAGAGTCGTTCCCAGAGGCATTACGTGCGCCACCCGCACCTACAACTACCGCATACGTAAATCCACGAACAATTTGGAAAGCGGTGCTTGTTCGGTAGCCTCCTGCACCGCCGCCGCCGCCCGGAGCCAGATATCCCGAACCGGGGGTAAGATCAACACCGCTGTCAAACCCACCACCACCACCTGCGACTATCAAATACTCGATGTTGACGAGCGCCCCACCTCCAATAAGCGGGAACGCCGCAGTCGGCGCGGTAAAGTTGGCGGTGTAGCGGGCAACGCCTTTGGTGATGCGCAGGTCGTCAATGTAGCCGTTCAATGGAAGCGGGGAAGCCGCGCCTTGCCCATCGCCAACTCGCAATGGAAGCGTAGAGTCAAGCGAAGGGGTTCCAGTAAACGTGGAACCAATCTGTGTTCCGTTTAAAAACAGCCTAATCGCGCCGGATTGCCCAGAAACAGCAAGGTGGTACCAAGTTCCTGTTGCCGCAGGGGTTGATGTAGATATGTCAGGCGTGTCGCCTGTAGCCCAAAACGCAAAATTGCCACTAGAAATTCCAAGACCCCATCCAATGGAATTATTTTGATAGTTGCTTAAAGCGTATTGAGTTCCGCTTGCATTGTTAAAATAAATCCAAAGTTCAGCCGTAAATGGCCCTGAACCAAAATTTGCCGTTAGCACGTTTTGCAACGGCAGATAATCCCCCGTTCCATCGAACGCAATGGACGAGCCGCCCCACTTGCTCTGTGCCGTGCTGATCTGCGCATTACCTACGGTCTCTAGGTCGTTCTTGGCAGTCGCGTCAAGGACACCTGCGTTGGTGAAGTTGAGCAGGAGCGAGGTGCCGGAGATAGCGGTAAGCGGTGCGGTCGGAGGCGTGAAGTTGGCCGTGTAAACGGCGGTGCCTTTGACGACGCGAAGGCTCCCCATAAAGCCTTTCATATGCCCAGACGCACCGGGGTACTTGCCAATCGTAAAACTGGCCGATCCTTTGTTTCCGGTGTCAGTAGCGGGAGTTCCTTCAGATACTCCGTTGACGTACAGCGTGACCGTTCCGCTAGAGCGAACAACCGCGATATGCGCCCATTGATTAAGAATGTTTGTCGTGCCGGTAATTACCGTCCCAAGACTTCCGTTGTCACAGTATTGAGCAACGCCCGTCGTTGTTGTTACGTGGCCAATTTGAATTGATGACGTGCCATTAACGTCGGTCGCAAAGAACCGTCTGTTTTGAGTGTCAACAGATGCATCGGTGGAATAGACCCACATTTCCACCGTGAAATTGCCCGTCCCCATATCAAGGGCGGCGTTGGTTGCAAGCGTAAGAAAATCCCCGCTTCCATCAAAAGACCCGCTCCCGCCGTTGGCGGCTGCGCTGTACGCTGCCGTGGGGTTGAACGGGCTGAAGGCTTGAACGGACACGTCACCGTTGCGGGTGATCGTGAAATTGTTGGTCGAGTTGTCTACGAAGCGGTTGCTCTGGCAGGTGAGCAGGGAGGTATTGGTAATGGCGGTAAGGGGTGCGGTAGGGACGGTGTAGGTCGCGCCAGAATAAACCGCAGTTCCTTTCACAATGCGCACATTGGACAAATAGCCAGTTAACAAATTGGAGCCGGTAACATTTGCGCCTATCAAAAGAGAGTAAGTGTTATTTAGGTCATGCCCCCAAGAGGCATCTTGGTCTCCACGAGTTCCGTTTGCATAACAGCTCAAGGTCGTCCCAGAACGCACAAATGCAAAATGAATCCATGTGGAAAGAGAAACTACGGGCGTAGCCCTTGTAGTAGTTTCTGCCGCGCAATTCATGTTGATTTTTTGATTAGTGGCGTCCCACGCAATACGCCAAGCCCCACTAGTAAAAGTAGGGTCATCTCTTTTTGAGATCAATCCATCGCCGTCAACCCCGGCTGTTGAAAAATAAACCCAGCCTTCAATGGTGAAATCCCCAGTCCCAAGGTCAAGCGCAGCGTTATCAGCGATGCTTAAATAATCCCCGCTTCCATCAAAGTAGTTTCCCCACCCCGTCTGTGAGAACGGCGAGAACGTACCCTGCGTCGTGTTGCCGTTGCGGGTGATGCTGAAGGCATTCGTGGACGAGTCAAGGAACGTGTTGTTCTGCGCTCCGTTCGTGCCGTTACCGGGCAGGAGCAGCGTGACGTAGTTGAAATACTGATCCACTGCTTGTACGACAGAACCCAAGAACCCGTAGGCTCTAGCCGCCGCTACTGCAAGACGACTGATTACAGGCATTACGCAAACCTCGTCTGCGAGGCAAACACCGAGAACGTCGCGGAAGCGGTCTTGATGATGGTGTACGAGTACGCATCAACACTTGAGGCGTTACCTGCGGTCGGAGCCGTACCGCCCTGCCACCGGGTCGTTACACCAGAGGTCGTGCCGTCTACCTGAACCGTCGTGTTGTAGTACGCCGTAGCGCCGTTGGTCACAAGGAATACGACCGTGATGGCCTGTCCGGTGGAAAGCAGTGTGTTGAGCGAAGTGCCCGCAGAACCCCGCACATTGACCGTCCAGTTAGCCGAAGCGTTGGTCGTGTAGAACAACACCGACTGCGTGGTGACATCGTAGTTGATCGTTCCGGTCGCTGCCGTGGCCGATACGGTCGTGGTCTCTGCGGCGTCGGTCAGGACTGCGGCAAGCGTGGAGGAAGACCCGCTAAACGTCTGCGTGGCTGTGAACGTGGTTGCCGTGCCGGGGGCGACGTAATCCGTTCCTGCGGTCGCGGCAGAGAACGCCAACGCCCCATTGCCCTTCAGGATGCCGGTAACCGTAGATGCGCCTGTGCCGCCGTTAGGAACGGTCAGAACCCCAGTCACTCCAGTGGTTAGCGGGAGGCCCGTAGCATTGGTCAGCACCCCAGATGAAGGCGTTCCGAGTGGGCCACCGTTGAGCAGATACGTCGAAGCATTAACGATGTCCGTGCCGTTGGAGACAAGAACGACCTTACTGCCGTTGGGTACAGAGACACCTGTCTGGCCTGAAACCTTGACGGTCACCTGACCGGACGAAGTGTTGTTGTAGATGAAGTAGAGCTTCCGATTGGCAGGGACGATCAGATTGGTATTGGTCCCGCCCGTACCCGTCAACTCGATGTACATGTTCCGGGCCACGCCTGTGGACCCGCTCGGAATCGTAATCGTCGTGTCCGTACCCGTGGCTACGGCTTGGGTGACATAGCCTGAAATCGCCTGCTCGATAAGCGTTCCGAGGTTGGTGTTGGTCGTGGACCCCCAAGTACCTGCCTGATCGCCTGTACCGATCAGTTCTAGGGCCAAATTTGTGCTGAATGTACTCGGCATTTACGTCACCTTACGCCGCTATGGGCGTCCAATTCGGATTTTGTCCTGTTCCAACACCTGTCCAGTTCGGATTTTGTGTAGGGTCTATGACTACCCAAATGATAACTGATCCTACATACCCTGTCGCTGAGACGCCGGTCACAGGGACCAGCGTTTCCAAAAATACCGTGGGTGTCCCAACTGCTCCTGTCCCAGTTGGTAAAGAGGCAACACCCTGCCCCCAACCCTGCTCGCCCCAGCCTACGCCAGAGGCATTCCAGCCCTCAAATGCGACAACGACATCGGTCACGCAATCCTCAAGATCGCCGTAGTCGAGGATGCAGCCGGGAATTGGATCGTGAAGTTACCAGCCGTAGCCGTCTTGTCACTGCCAAACGCCAGCACTGCAACTGCTTTGTCCCCCTGCGAAGCGTTGTAGATCAACGCCCCATTCGCAGTCAGAGACACGTTAGTGAACACTGCGTCATCGAAATCAAGCCATGCCGTCGTACCAGACGAAGTCGGTACCTGAGAGACGGTCAGCACAATTCCGCCCGCCGTGTAGTTCGTACCCGTGACCTCATCCACAGTCGTGTAGACCGTCGTAGATGCGCCCAGATTGGCCGAGGACGTATAAAGCGCAATCTTGAACGTGTCCGGAGTCGTACTGGCACGAACTACCGTAGTTCCTAGAGCATGGATTCCATTCAGAATCTCTACCTTGAACGAAGTGACCATCGCTTGGGAAATCGGCATATCAGTCTCCGAGACGCGCTGCCGCGTCAGCAAAACCTTCTTGAACCAACCGCGTCTTCACATCCTGAAGTTTTGAATCCTGCGCTTCGACCAAGTACTTGACCAGCACCCGGTGCAGTTCTTCCTTCGTCGTGATATGCAACAGGCGGTAGATCGCTCGTTCGGCAATCTCTTCCGGCGTGGGGCCACGGTTATCCGTGGTGAAGACCTCGACGGTACCGATTTCTCCAGTCATCACTGGGGCACCCTCATCGGCTGAATTCTCGGCTGTCCTGAGCGGTACGCATCGCCTCTCTCAAGCCCATCACCCAACCGAACCAACTGCTGCATGGCTTCCTGATACTTGGCCTCATAGTTCTGCATCAGGTCAGCTTCGCCCTTGAGGTAGGTATACGCCTCGCGCAAACACCCATACAACAGGATTTGCTCAAAGTTATCCCCAATCCAAGAAGTGCCCGCCGTAACGATGGATTCTGGATAGTAGAAGTAATGCAGTTCCGTTGTGTAGTTCAGATCGGGCGTAGGTCCAAGAATTATCGTCGTGGGGTTCCACACCGCGTAGTAGTCAGGCTGTCCAGTATCCGCCACGGTCGGGTACGCTGAACGGATGTAGTTCACATCCTTGTTGAACAGAAACTCATACTCGTTCGTTACCGGGTTGATCACCGCCATCGAATACGTCGCCAGCCAATCGGAGGGCAGGGTCATGTACTGGAACCCCGCCGTCATGTTGCCCGTGACATACTTCTTGAGCGCCGGGATCAGGACCGAGTTGTAGATGCGCTTCTCGGCAACTTGGACAAACGTAGGAATATTGGCTACGAAGGACTGCTCCGTAGACTCACAGTATTCCTGAATCAGTTGGTTAAGCTGCGCGTAGTTCATTAGCTCCAGCCTGCGCGGACCTTACCTGCCTTGGTCAGATTGATCTGCGACACAAATTTCGTGCCCTTGGTGGCAGCGCCAGCGCCACGCATCTTCATGTGCGTAACGCCACTGTTGATGTCCTTCTCCGGGTAACCGTTCTCACCCGTCGATTCGGTGTTCTTCTTGATCTTGCCTGAGTCCTTCATGGAGATTACCTCGGACCCGAAGACTTACGCATCGGACTACGCTGATTCATGACCTTCGCCATGTTGCGTCCGTACTGCTTCATTTCGCTGTTGGTCTTGCCACCAGCACGGAAGCCCTTGACCTTCTTGCCATGAGCCTCGCTTGCAGGCTTGGCAGCATGGCGGCGAAGCGCCTTCATCGCGTCATTGTTCCTCATGGGATTCTCCTAAGTAGTCACTACGGTGACTGTTCCAACATAGCCAGTCGGGGCAAGCGAATTGGGGGTCAGCCCAGCATCGACTCCACTTGCTCCACCTACGGGGTTCCACCCCCACTCAAACATTCTGCTGCCGCCAGCACCGTCATTGCCGGGGGCATAATAACTCAAATCCGGGCGGGGATTACGCACCGCCTGCGGGTCACTGACTGGGTAAAGCCCCAGCGACAACTGCGGCTGATCCGGCTCCCAGCACTCCGGGCAGACCAAGAGATTGATGTTCTTGGTCTTGATGACCAGCGTCTTCAACTGCTTCAGTTTGTACCGAAACCCACACCGGTCGCACTCTGCGATAGCGTGTTTGCCGGATGAGAACCGAGTACCCATATCAGCCTATGAAGCTCTCACGGGGGACGAACCTGTCCGGGGCTTTCTCTCGGTCCTCACCAGCCGCCAAATCCCAAGCCTCGTCATACTGAGCCTTGAGCGCGGCCATCCGCTCCATCCCACCGGGCACCTTCATCGAGAGGTAGTACGCCAGCCCTGCGACCATACATGGCATGAACCTGAATGGGATGTCCTGACCGTTAACCCCAGTCCCCGGATCAAACATCCGTCGCAGGCGCGTGTAGACGAGCGTCCACGTAGTCGTGTTGTCGGGCTTCGGCCAGACGGTGAACTGCGGGTACTGAACCACCCCAGCGGAGTTGGTCGCGCCAGACTTGCGCTGAATCCAAATCTGGATTGGACGCCCTGTCGCGTTCTTGTTGGGGATCGACAGGTAGGTACTGGACGAAATGCGCGAGATATTGATGTCCTGCTGGTTGGTACCCGTACCGGTTCGGATCACGTGGTCAAGCAGGTCTACAGTATCCACCGGCAGGTCGTAGGTCCCCTGCTCGTAGGTCAGCACCTGCGTACCCGTATCCAGCGTCCAGAGGTTGATTCCCCGGTTCGCCCAGTCCATGAGTAGCAGCGAAAGACTACGCTTCGCAGTACGGAACTCGTACCCGGTCCGCATTTCAGCCCCACAACGCTCGTAGGCTTCCTCAATCAGGATATTGAGGTCGAGGTTGAAATCGGTGGTGTTTGTAGTCCTGTAGGCCATTACTTTTTACTCTTGGACTTCTTACTTGCCCGCTTGGCGATAGCTGCGCGTTTTAGCAGCAATACCTTTGGGTTGTTGTACGAACTGCTTACCTTGCGCCTTGCCTTTACGCTTGGCGGCGGTGGTTCGGGCGTACTCGGAAGGGGAGAGGGCTTTGATCGCAGCCTCTGGAAGATATCTTTCACCCGTGTCAGAAGATCGTTTACCACTCTTCGTCCTCCACTTCTGCTGCGTCCAAGCCTTCAATGACTGCTGAGGAGCCTTCATGACTTATACCCGCCGCCCTTTTCCTTGTAGCGTTTAGCCAACAACTGCGCCTTCCGCGCCGACCACTGCCCCGCACCTGTACCCTGCGTTGCTGAAGACTTGATGGACTCAAACAACTTCTTACGCATACCGGGCTTGGTGTAGTTACCGGCCTCGTTGACCTTGCTCTCGCCACCTTCCTTGAACGTCTTGATCGGCTTGCCAGTACCGATGACAGGCGCGCCATCACCCCGCCGTCTAGCGCGGGGCAACTTGGACTTCGCAACCGCGCCCATGCCGCGAGACGGTATCACGACGGAGTCGCCTTCGGTTTGACCTTCGCCCCCCTGACAAACTTCACTTCGTCCTTCTTGGGGAGAGCCGCCTGCTTCTTCGGCTCTTCGTACTGTCGTGCAAGGTTCTTCATCAGATCATCCGACCTCGGGTCTTGCCCTTCGTGGCACAGCCGTCAGCCCGCTTGGAAGCGGAGGAAACGGACCCGCCGGAAGCATAACGTTTCACAGACCCGCCACGTTTATAGCCCTGCGCTGTTGGATTTTTACGCATAGCTTTATATGCGTCATCCAAAGTAACAATTGTGGGCTTAGGCCGATTACCCCCCGGCTTACCGGGGGCTTTTTGGTTTCGTACTTTATACCGCGCTTCATCACGCATCGCTTGAGATGGGGCTTCATCAACTTCCGCCCCCGCAGCAATAGCTCTGGGGTTGGGTCTTACCCGCCCTTCTTTTGCAAAATCAACGCTTGGAGTTTTACCCTCTTTTGCAAAATCTACTGCTGCTTCTTTTGTCTTTTTGTCTTCCTTCATCTCGGTCGTGTACTTCTTTCCACGCCAAGTGAACTCATCGAGGCCCTGCTTGCGGGCTTCTCTAAACGCATCCTTAAAACTAATGTTAGACCCGCCAGCACTACCGGATTCAGCATAACTAGTCATGCCGGGAACTTTGCCACCTTCCACAAATCGCTTCATGCCGTAGCGGGGACCGAACTTCGTAGGCTTCTTCATACAAACTTTCCTCGGGTCTTGCCCTTCGTGGCACAGCCGTCAGCCCGCTTGGACGCCGACGAAACAGAGCCACCAGAGGCGTACTTCTTCTCAGGCTTCTTAGGCGCTTTCGGCTTGGGCGGCGGAGTAGAAGCGCCGTACCCAAACTGACGCCATTCCGGAATCACCGACTTTTCCGGCAGGTTCCCTCGCGGGGTCAAATCGTCCGAAGACGACGGAGGCGGGGGCGGAGGAGGCGGTGGGGGCGGCGTAGGCTTTTTGTCTTTCTCAGCCATCAGCAAGCACCGCCCATACGCATCTTGATCTGCTTACCCTTGGTCTTGCCCTTGGACGCAATGCCATCAGCAGCACGACGGAACGAGCCGACAGAGCCACCGCTCTTCATGCCGTACTCGGCCTTCTCATGCTTGACCATCGACTTCGGAGCGCCCTTCTTCTTCATGAAGGCAATCTCCTTCTTCGCCATTTCTTTCGAGTGTTTCATTGTTCCTCCGGAACCAAATTTGCGGCCCTTATCGGCCTCAGCGTAATCACGACCCACAGATTGAGGGATTCCAACACGCTTGGCTGCTTTGGGGTCATGAGCAACCATCGCCATCAAACGATGCTGAGCCGCAGACTTACTCGGCATTGTCGGTATTCCCTTTACGGCCAAGAAGTTTCTGAACGGTCGCGGATTCATAAATCCGAAGCCCAGTCCACACTATCGTGAAGAGCGCAGCGATTGAGGGAAGCGCGTCTACCAACGCTCCTACTACAGTGAAAACGGAAACAGCATCACCAACGTTTTTGAGAGTTTCAGCAGTTTCGTGTTTCATGCTGCCCCCGAATACAAATTCCATTCAGGTGCGTCAATCGAAGCTAACAGATACATACGTGCAAACTCCAGTAATTCAGGGTTGTCTCGGAAATGCCCTAAACCGCGATTACAGTGATTACAGAGTATCCCTCGTATCTGCCCCGTTTTATGGTCGTGGTCAACTACAAGCGGACCCGTATCCCCGCAGATTACACATTCTTGTACTTCTGATTTTAGCTTTATCAACGCTTCATCAGATATAACATTCCTAAACTTTCCGCGATTTATTCCGTTTCTATACGTAGATCGACACGAACGGCACCAACTATCAAACCCATTTTGCTTTTTGTTGTGTGGCGGGAAAAACTCCAGCGTAGCCGGTTTTTCAGTTTTACACCGAGTGCAGTTCAACAGTTCCATGCGCGTAACGACAACGCTTTTCGCGTTGGGCGTCCTTTTTCGTCTTTCGTAGGACCGGGCATCCCTGACATTCTGGCGCAAAACGATTTACGTCGTGCAGCATCCTTTTTGGTTTTAGGATTTGGCGCGGGGGGCTTCAGACCCGGCTTGCCGGGGTTCGCACGGTTGTAGGAAGCCCGACCTTTGGCGTTCAATCCGCCTTTCGGGTTCTTGCCTTCGGCGCGTTGCCATGCAGGAGATTTAGCCATTGGACACCAGAGTCAGTAGTTGATTAAGGGTATTCTGCGTCTGCGACACTTCCTTGTCGATAGATGCCACCTGTCCCTCATCGCCCAATCGCGCAGCCGTTTCCCGCTGTTTGGCGAGATAGCCCAATCTCGCTTCGGCTATGGTGATGAGTTCATTAATGGTCATACCAGAACCACCATCTCTTGACAGACCGTGGACAGGTGCGATTCAAGCAGCACGACATCGTAGGTGTCGGTTCCGTCAATCGCCGCGTATGCCGCCATGCGCTGCCCCAGCGTCGCCGTGCCGGACTGCAAAAAGTCGGTCGGCGTGAACGGGGACAAAACGCGATTCTCTACGTCAAAACGCCAAAGCTGGCTGACAGCCGATGCGGTGTAGACGTTGATGTAGAAGAATCGGCCTTCGCCGCCAAACGGCGAATAACACCCCGTCGTGCCAACGGTCAGCGTAGTGCTGCCGTCGTAAACGATTGCGCCAGCCCAAGTGCCGGTAATGCTTGCCGCGATGTCCAGTACGTCAAGCGTCGCCGCGCCCCCGCGCCAGAAGTACTGAAACGAGTGGCGGGCATTTCGCGCTGCGTCCGGCACGATGCCGAACGACGGCATCCACATACCACCCGAGGCGTTGGCGGCAGGAGCCGCGCCAAAGTAGGTCGTAGACCACGCATCGTTGTTGATGGTGTTGGTGCCGTTGTTGACCGTCGCGCCGGAGTAGTTGTACGTGTAGACCGTGGTCGTCGCAGACGAACGCACCAAGATCAGGTTCGGGTTTTCAATGACGTACTTGGCCGAGGCCGAGGGCTGCGTCGTCCACGCGGTGCCGAGGGTGTAGACCGGCGACGGCCCTGCCGTGTGCGAGGCGATGATGCGCCGCTGGCCAACAGAACCCGGAGTCGTCGTGTCCTCGACAATGCGAATCTGAAAGTTTCGATATTCGTTTGCCGCCACTACCGCATCGCCTAGCGTGGCCTGACCCGTCAAGGTAGACGCACCAGAAGCCGTGGCCGTCAACGCCTTGAGCGACGTGCCGCTGTCGTAGGTGTACGCGCCGAGAACAAGTCCCTCACCGGGCTTATTGGTGTACGGGACGTAGAGTTCGTCCAACACGTTGATGGACGAGTCCGTGCCGATAGTCGCCGGAAGGTTGGTCGTCGAAAGGCCCGTTGACAGCGTGTTGGTGCCGACCTCAAACGACCGCCAAATGTTCGCCGCCGTCGTACCGGCACCCAGCATATACACGCGACCCGACAGAATCTCGTAGGTTGCGCCCGTAGCCGGAGTGAACGAGAACGCGCTGTCCACTTGAATGGTCGGCGTCGTGCCGGAACTGTTTCCCGTAATCCACCGCTGCTCGGTCTTGCCCGCCGTCGTATCAACGATGCGGATGCGGAACCCGAGGTCACCGGAGCCGCCACGGTTGGCAAGCATATTGACGCCGACTGCCGTCGGAAGCGCCGTGGACAGCACCACCGAAGTCGTCGTGGCACCGGCTGCAATCGTTCCGACGAGCGCACGGGACGGGGCAAATGCCGATGCCGCACCCGCACCGAACGTACCCGCAAGAGCGGGCGACTGCACAAGGTTCCAACCCTTCGTGACGATGTTGTAGCGGTTCAGCACCGTACCTGACGCGAGGTTGTAGACGAAAGGATTGCGCGTTGTGTTGTTGCGCATATCGACCGCCATGCACGACCCCGCCGCGTGGGCGTTGGGAGACGGGGCGACCTGCGCCCACATCAGACGATCAATGACCTTTTTGAACGTGTTAGCCATGTGCTACCTCAAGTAATGCGCGCACGGACGACTGACGCCCATGTGGCAAGGTTCTGGCCGTACACTTGGATGCGGCCTTGCAGCGTGTCGATGGTGGAAAGGTTGGTGACCGTTGAGACTGTCGTCACAGTCGTGACCGTGCCTACCGTCGTGACAGTCGGCAACGTGCCGGTAATACGCAGCGCCTGTAGCGACTTGTCGTAGCCTTGCGGGGCGTTCAAATAATTCAGAATGCGCGTCAGCAGCAATTGCGAATCAACGTCGGTGACTTCCAGCGTCCCGACTGCGCCGATGTCTACCGGCAGCGGGTTGGATGAACTGACACCGACGAGGTTGCCGCCAGAGTTAAAGCCAATGTAGTCGGCAGACCCCGGTACACCCGCGCCCGTGGCGCTTGCTGCGGCGTTACCAGCAGATGCGCTTGAAACTGTCCCAACCGGGGTGTACAGCGTCCAAGCAGGAATCGCGTAGGCGTTCGGAGTACCCGACCCCGTGTCGCGGTAAACAAACAACTGCCCCGTGGAGTCTACAAATACGGTGTCCGACAGGCTTCCACCACCGCCGCCACCGCCTCCCGTGGTGGGCAGTGGGTTGCTGCTGGTTATCGGATTTCCGTTTTCGTCCAGTAACTCTGTACGGAAATCAACTATGCCAGTCATTTACAGACCCTCGATCAAAGCCTTGTGCTTGGCGATGATAGCGTTCTTGGCAGTAATGGCGTCCTGTTTGGCCGCTTCAGCCTCAGCCAGAGCCTTGGCAAGATCGGCTTCTTTCGCCTGCAGACGCGAGGCAAGGTTAGTCAGTTCCCTTTCCTTGGCGTCGAGTTCAGTAGTGCGTTCGTTGGCTTTCTTGACCGAATCGTTGGCTTTCTTGGTCGTTGCCTTGGCATCAGCAAGCAACTTGTCAGCGGCCAGTCTAGCTTCTTCCAAGACCTTATCAGCTTCCGCTTTGGCTTGCCGTTCTGTATCAGAGGCAAATTTATTGGCCTCTTCAAACTTGCTGCGGGCCTCAGCGTTCAACTTTGAAGCCTGCTCTCGCAAAGCCAGAATATCAGCGGCAGGACCGACTGCTTCAACGTATCGCTGATTTTCAGCGATCAAAGCTTGGAGTTCTTTGACTTTGGCTGTGTAGGCTTTGGAGTCCGTAACAAGCGAAATAAGGTCAAAAAGTTGATTCGCGCCACCCGAAACAGTGCCAGTAATGTCGCGAGCAATACTCATGACAAGCCTCCGCCACCCGCTTGGATGATCGTGAAGATTGCAGTGCCGGTTCCCGAGTTCCCAACAATCCGAATGCCCGTGACCGGGTAAGCGATGTTACTGTCCTTGGTTGCCGTCTGAGCAGTGAGCGACGGATGGTCCACCCAGTTTCCAGTTGCCGGGTTGTAGTCCGTTGCAAACACGTTGTCGAAGGTGTACTGCACTGTGTAATTGATCGTACCCGACACACGAACCGACAACGCGACGTTCATGGGCGAGACGTAGTGATCCGGCGTATAAACACCGGATGTCTGCGTACCTTTGATACTGAGTACTGCTGGTCTCATGGCAGCACCCGATTAAGCGGAAATTACAACGACACCATAGGTGGCTGCACCGGGGGTGACACCCGCAGCCGTAATGTTCGACGCCCTGACGGACACAGTGTTTGCCGCCGACACAAAAGCGTTGAATACGATGCCCGCAGTCGGGGCGGCAGGGAGCGCCAAGATAACCTCATCTCCCACCGCAGCGCCCGATACCGTAAAGGTCTGCGTGTTCTGAGAAACCGCAGCAATCAGGGGGAACGTCAGGGTTCCCGAAGTGGAAAGAACCTTGGTGATGGTGGCACCGGAGCCAGTAATGAAGCCATTCTGGGAAACTACCGGGCCACTAAACGTAGTACGAGCCATTGTAAATACCTCACATGCGAGTTGCGCCTGCCAGTCTGCATGTCGTCAGTCGGGGCTGTCTGGCAAGCAATTTTTCCCGATACCCCTGTATAGCACTAAAAAAGAGGGGCCACAAGCCTCTAGGTAACCTGTGACCCCCCTAGTTCCAGCTAGCTCTCTCTAGGAACAGATTCGGTATACGCCTAGGCGGTGGGGGAGTCAACGTACTTCATCACCCATCCAGTCAACCTCCCTCGTGTGATGGGCTTACCCGATTTCAGCGCACGATTCACCGTGGGGGATTTCAAAGACAATGCTTCACGAAGAGCTTTGATACTGGGATAGACCTGTGAAGTGCCGTCTGGCTGAATAACTACCACCCTACGGCTGACCTTCTCAATAAACGAAGCATCACGGGGCTTGCCGTAGTTGGGGTTTCGTTCTCCTGATACCGCCGCAGCAATCTTGGCTCGGACTTCGGCCGGTTTAGGTTTCCCAAGCAAATACGCACGAATACGTTCACGTGACTCTTTTCGGTGCCGCCGTCCTCGACTATGTTTGCCGATCTTTAACTTGGCTTCAGGAGTGTGGGAGAAGGTCTTCCCCCACATGTAATTTTTTTCGCCTGACATACCAAGTGTAGGAGCAGTGGCATCAGTAGCTACGTTGTAGCAATAGTCTTTTCCAACATGCTCTTTGAGCCATACGTTTTCCGCAGCAAGAAGGTCTGTACCTTCAGGATGTTCTTCAACAATCACGAAAGTAAACGCTTGCTCACCATACTTATTCCATGCGGCTTGGAGATGTTTGTTTGCATGATCCCCTCGGCGCAAGCGCCACCAATGTAGACGTTTTCGTCTTTTGAAATCTACGGCGCTACCGACGTAGAACTTGTTGTTGATGACGTTGATGATTTTGTATATGCCAGATTTGTTCATGTACGAGACTGTACCTTATTCAAACTAATAACACAGCAACTAAAAAAGAAGGGGGCCGAAGCCCCCTTCCCAAACACAAAGTGCTTGTTTTATCAGGACGAACCGGGCGATGCGAACATACCCAATGGGTCCGACCAGCCGAAACTGTACCTCTCTCGGCTCTTGTAGCGGACGTTGCCGGTGTCGAAATCACCATCCATCGAGTTCGCCAGCGGCGAACGGACAAAGTGCTTCATACCATTCGGAACGTCCGTGGTCAGGAACCACGCATTGGTATCAGTCAGGTAGTGGTTGACGGTGTAGCCGCCCGGAATCGACCCCATCGCCTTGAGAGCGTTGATGTCGTTATCCGCAGTCGCCACACGAAGCTCCGTGTCGAGGAGACGCTTCGCAACGAACATCAATGCCGGGGGCACGATGAGCTTACGAGGCTTCGCCGCGATCAGGAGACCACGCTCGTCGGTCCAGCCAGCAATCTGAATCACCGCAGCCTCAAGCGAAGTCTCGTTGAGGTCTGAAGCCGTCAGACGGTTGCTGTTGGTACCACCCGAGATCAGCGGATGTGCAGCCGAGAACAGCGGCTGTCCGTCACCACCCGTGTAGGCAGCAGAGAAGCCGTTGTTAAGGACCGACGCCGCCTTGACCTGCTTCGTGTACGCCATCGCTCGGGCGAGCGCCTTGGTATATCGCTTGGACAGCGAATCGTACAGGTTGTCTTCAACCGCTTCCTCCGTGATGGCGAAGCCGAGAGCAATGGTCTCGTGGTTGTAACGGGCAGTCCAAGCTTCCTGCGCGTTGTCGTACTCGATAGCCTGACCTTCAGGCTTTACCGGAGCAGCGGAGAACCCGCTGAGCTTGGTCTCTTCTTCAAAGGAACGCTCGGAAGTCTCGGTGTCGTAGATTTCCTTGTGTTCCTCACCATACTGCTTGTACTCAAGACCGAACAGGGCGTTCAAACCCGGAAGCAGTTCCTTGAGCAGTTGTGCGCGTGAAATAGCCATTTTTTACTGCTCCTATTAGGCGGTTACACTGCTGTAGTAGCCGTGGGTGAGGACATTCATCTTGACCAACACCTCCGGATACACAGTGAACACGATGGAAGATGCCGCCGGGATAGCCGTTACGCCGCCCGGAACCGCAATTGCCGCATTCAGCGTGACCGCCGTATCACCCGCAGCCGCAGCCGCAGTGACAAACGAACTCGTCTGAATAAGCTGACCGTTTGCGGCTACATAAGCCACGCTCGTACCCACCGGAATCGCGGCAGGAAGCCCCGTTCCCGTAAGGGTGATTGCCGTGCCGCTCGATGAGCCGGTAGCCGGAATACTATACGAGGTCTCGTTCACAACACCCACACAACGAACCGGGAGGATCGTCGAAACAGGAGTCGCAGTCGGGGCAAGGATCGCGTTGGCCGAATTGCCGGTATTCGCCGAACCCGTGTTGTTGATGCACGAGAGGTTGGTACCAACCATCGCCATAGCGCCCGAAGCCAAGGTCGTGCCCGACGAGCAGATAGCCGCACGGAAGACGGTATCCGGATCGTCACAGACATACGCCACCGCATCACCAGCCTGCACCGAAGCGGGCCAATACTGCGAGAACTGCTTCTGCTTGGTGATCGGGTTCGTATAAGCGCAACCCAAGAAAACGCCCGTCACAGCGTTCGACGAGGTCGTAGCCCCAATCGAAGCGCGAGTGACAAAGCCACGGGACAGCACGACAAAATCGCCATAGAAAATGTCCGTGGCGTAGGCGTACTGGATCGGGTACTCGCGGGTGGACCCCACGAACACCTGACCGCCGATCAAATTGATCGGTTTCAGGCCATACGGCCTGTCAACGGTAGGATATGCCATTTGTTACTCCAAAAAAGTTTATTTACCCTTACCGAACGACGTAGTCGATCTGCGTTCATTGAACAGCGGCATTCGCTCGTCATTCAGCCTCATGAAGTTGTTGTCTACAGACTGAATCTGCGCCTTTGACTGCTGGGCGTAATACGCATCACGCTGCTTCATCAAATCAGCAGGAGCCTTGCACAACAACAGACCACCGATCTCGATATTCCCCTTGAATTTGGAGTTCGGATCGGCAACGTGCATCAACTCCGGATGATCTTCGGCCTTCACAGGCTCCCAACCTTCACGGAGTTTTGCGGAAGTATTCGACGGATCAGCAACACCCATCGTACTAGTCCGGATATATCGAAAGACCCAACCCGGCTGTGGCGCAGGGGCCGGAAGCGTCTGAGGTGGGGTCCAAGTTTTTACGCGCTGCGCGGATTCCCGATTTTCGAGTTCACGTGCGAGTCGATTCTCAGCCATTTTAGTTAGCCTCCAGTTTCAGAACTTCTCGTGCATACTGCTCGTTGCTCAGTCCAAATTTCTTGGCGATAGCAACTTGAGTTGGAGTCAGGCGTACCTGACGTGGCGCGGTTGCCCGCGTTACCGGAGCCACTACATTGGCTGGTTTCGTGCGAGTAGGCTTCTCAGCCTCTCTCGTTTGAGTCTGCTCTTCACCGAAAGACTCGGGGAATCGCTTCCTCATTGTCGCGTTAACTCGGTCGTAGTATTCGTCGCTACGCGGATCGACTCCAGACCGGACCAATTTCTCGTGCAGTCCCAAAGCGAGGGCGGTCATCTCCTCGTCTGTGCCAAACCACGGATTATTCTCTTTCCACGCTTCCGCTTTTTGATCGACAGCGGGCTGAGATACCGTGGGCACTTGGTACTGTTGTGGCTGTTGTACTACTGATTCCTCTTCTTGTAAAGAGGGCCGGAAATTTTCGTACTGCTTGATCCGGAACTTGGCTTCCGTCAAAGCCTCTTGGGCGTCGGTGATCTTCTCCGCATCCCCGGCTTCGTATGCCTGCTTCAGACGCTCCTTGGCTACAGCGAGTTCATTGGTCGCCGCCTTGGTGACCTCCTGCACATAAGCCTTCTCGCCATTACCGAGACGCTGCTTAAGCTGCCGGTTCTCCTGCTCTCGCTGGTTGGCAACGGTCAACTGATACTGGGCGAACCGGAGGGCTTCTTCCTTCTCACGAGCAGCGGCTTCCTTGGCACGGCGTTCATCGTGCCAGACCTTCTTCATCTGTGAGAGGCGCTTCTTGACCTTGTCGGAATACTCCTCAAGGTCGTCCTTCTCCAGTTCCTCCACTACCTCTCTAGGCAGCGGGACGCGCCCGCGATCCTGTGGCGGGGTATCGTCTTCGATCTTGATCTCAATCTCAGGTTCAGCCTGCGTACCAACTTTTGCTTCAGGCTGCTCATCCGGAAACTTGAATTCTGTCTGTTCGGTCATGGTTTACTCCTTATGCGCGGCGAATTCCACGGGGGTCTTGCACCACCGCTTCCACCGTATCGTCGTTGATGAGGCGGAACTCTCGACCGTGGATGACCACGCGAGTACCGGAATACGGACGGGTGAGGACGAAATCGCCTTCCTTGCACCACGGACCATTGGGGAATCGGTCCTTGTCCTTGTAACAGAGGTCACCCATCTTCACGACAAAGAGGACGACGGTAGTCAGTTCCTCAGTTCGCTTGGTGTCGTCTGCCTTGATGATCCCACCCTCAAACTCCTCCTCTACGTGCGGAACTGCACATAGCATCCGGTAGCCCTTGGGTTCTGGCAGGAGTTTGGCCTTGGCGGCTTCTTCCTGAGTCTTCTGTATGTCGATGCTGCTCACTCTTCTTCCATCCTCTTTGCAAGGTCTTTGATGTAGTTACGTGCGAGGTCTAGACCCTGTAACGCCCCGCATAACCTTCTGTACTCACCTTCATTCATATTGCCTTGAATGATGCTTTCCACGATCAATGTGCGCTCGTCTTGGAGTTTTGAATCCAAGTATTCCAAAGCGTTTGAATACGCCATTTACTCCTCCTTCTCTTTGGCAGGCGGTTTTGCCTGTTGTTGCTGCTGCGAACGCTGCTGTGCAGACGCTCGCTGAATTTCTGCGGTGTCCTTGGCTTTGCCAATCTCGACACCGATTCTGACGCCGTCACGACGCTGTTCTGCCTTGTGCTTCTCGATATCCACACCAAGCCGAGCGGCATCAAGCTGCTGGCGACCGGAGATTTCACTCTTGCGAAGCTCCAACTCGTCAGCCTTGGCCGCAGCGTCCATGAGGTCTTTCTGCTTCTTGCGCTCGATCTCAGCCTGCTGAATCTGGGCTTCGATCTGCATCTGCTGGGCTTTGGTCTGCGCCTGAAGCTGCTTGATCTGGAGGTCCATCATCTGCATCTGGACAAGCGGGTCTTGGGCCTGCTGCTGCGCCTGCTGCGCTTGCATCTCTGCGGTGTCCTTCTGGAGGACTCGGGCAGCGGCTGCTGCCGTCAACTGCGACAACTGCGCCTCAAACTCAGGCGGCAGGTCGTACTCCTCGTTGTCGTCCTGCGGAAGCGGGGGCAGGGCAGCGCCCAACTGCTTCTCGATCTCACGCCGGTACTGGAACGCCACATGCTCCATGATGTGCGCCTGAAGTGCCGCCGTAATCTGCTGCGCCATCGGGTTCTGCCCGATCTGCTGGGCAATCTTCGGGTCTTGCCCAAGCGCCATATGGACTGCGATATGGGCCTCGTGGTCCTGATACATGAACGCCTTCATCGGCTTACCTGTCATCGCATCCATGTTCTCGGTGATGGGATCACGCGGCTTGGCGTCGTCAGGGAGCGGGACGATCTTGTCCGCATTCTTGACCCCCAGCACCTCGATCATCTGCCGGTGCAAGTAGGGCAGGTCATACAACTGAGGCGCAGCCTGCGCCAACTGCATCACCGCCTGATACTGGACTACCTTCTGCGACATCGTCGCCGCGTTCGGGTCCGCGACCGGGATGACATCCACGTTGTCGTAGTCAGCCTTCTTTGCCGACGCCTTGCCTACCTCCGGCTGGTACGAATACTTATCCGGGGTGTTGTCGCGGATGATGCCTGCGAGGAGCTTGAACTCCTGCTTCATGGCGTAGTAGATGCGGGCCTGAACAGCCGTCATCACCTTCAGGACACGCTCCAGCACCGCGAGCGTCGTGCCTACCGGGGCTTGGTTCGACATGTCGCTGATCTTGAGGTCGGACACGGCAGCGAATCTGCGGCCTTCCTCCACGATCTTGTCCATCAACGCCGCTAGGGTCTGGCTTGGCTCCTTGTAGGGCAGCGGGAGGATGTTGTCCCTGATCGACCCGGAGGGGATGTCCACGTCTCGGAACTCGCCCGGAGAGATGGGCGCGTCGTCACCCTTGATGCGCAGCCCGCGTGTCTTGAGACCGCCCGGAAGGTTGCTGAGGGTTCCCGCATCGACAAGCTGACGCAGGAGCGACGTTGCCGCCTTGGAGTGCCCCCCGATGAGGTGGATGAGGCCGAAGTAGTAGAACCCGAAGCCGGGGATGTACCCGTAGTGGACGAAGTGCTGCCGCTTCTCCTTGAGCTTGTCGTCCTCGCGCCAGTTGCGCCGAATCGAGAGAACCGTACCCGTACCCTTCTCAATCGTGATCACATAGGGCAGCGCCAGCCCGGTCTCGTTGTTATCTTCATCGACATCCGGGTATCCCGGCATGTCGTAGTTGGCATGTATCTCAAGCAACTGGAACCGATCATCCGTCGTGGCAGAAAAGCCCTGATCCTCAGCCTTCTGCTTCTCCACCTCGTCCATCGTCCGGATGGGCTTGCCGAGGTCGATATCGCGGTAGAACCCTGCATACTGAAGCTTGTTGAGTTCGTTCTCCGTCTTCCGCATCCGGTGGGTCACCCGGTCTGCCGACTCCAGATTGGTCGCCCCGTACGGCACGACGATATCTTCAGCAGGGATGTAGACCGCAGTCTGCCGGTTGAGTGAGGGGTCGAAGTAGACCTTCTTGAAGGCGTTGCCCGAGAGGGCCAGAGACAGCAGCATCCGCTCATGCTCGGGGCGGTACTCCTTCATGACCTCGGTCAGTTGGTAGTTCATGTCGTCCGCGACACGAACCGCAGAGTCTTTCTTCTCCGGGGTCTCCTTGCCGATGATCTTGGCCTTCACCGGACCCATTGCCGGGAACGTCTCGATGATGGTCTCAGACTGGAACTTGACCGCGCTCTCCATCAGAAGCGGGTGGAAGATGCCGCACGCACCCGCCCACGGCTCGGTCCTCTCCTCGTACCGAATGCCGAGAATCTTCAGCCCCTTGATGTAGGTATCGAGCCATTCCTTGCGGCTGGAAATGTCCTGCTCGTAGTTCGCCAGCAGTTCGCTGGAGACCATCATGAGGTCGTTCTCGTCCATGAACTCCGCGAGGTTGGCGTCGAATTCTTCTGCGCGGGGTCTGTCCTTCACCAACTCGATGAGTGCCCCATCCACGCCAATCGAGACGCTCTCGGGGTCTTCGATCATGATCTCAATCGGTTCCGGGGGAGTCAAAGACTCAAGACCCAACGGAGCCTGCATCAAACTTTTGTCAACGGCCATTCAGATTCTCCTAGTAATAGCCTTCGCGCTTGCGCTTGAAGTAGCGTGTCGGCTCCGGCTCGTCTGACACAAGCCGCAAGAAACCCCCACGGCGGTACCTAAGCAGGGCCTGAGTCATCGAGTCTACCAAGTCATCATGCTCGCCAGAGGGGAAACTTGCCACTTCTTCGACCAATTCTTCGGCCCAGTGTGTATTGGGAACCCAGACCCGGCCCGATGCAAACATGTCCGCCACCGCATTTAGACGGGCAATCTTGTCGTTTCCTTTGTTGGGGGTGAAGTCCTGCACTGGAATACCCATTGCCCGAAGCTCAAATATCAGGGGACTTCCCGCCGCCTTGGCCTCGACTATGATGCTGTCCGGGTTCCAGTACTTGTACTCATCAAACGCAGCCTCTTTGAGTTCCGGAAACTCCATACGTTTCTTGAACGAGTTGAGAAGGATGATGTTCGACTGCAATTTGCCCGTATCGTCCGGTTCTTCAAACACCCCCCATGTAGTACACGCGGAATAGTCTGCTCGCTGGGTTTTGAGGAACGCCGTATCCCAAGACTGAATGATATAAGAGCAGAAAGGAGGGCTGTCCTTCTCCCAAACTCGCCACCATTCCCGTTTGATGATGGCCGATACGTCGGAAGTGGGCTGTTGCTGGTACTGCGCCATCCACTTGCCGTTAGGAAGTTCCTGACGGAGTGCTTCAAGCTCCTCAATACGCCAAAACTCAGGCCAAAGTGGCTTTCCTGAAGGCAAAATAGCCGGAAATTCGATGACTTCCCACTCTTCTCCGCTTCTTTGGGTCGCGGCCTTCAAAACTTGCCCGCACAGGTCTTTTTTTGACCATCGAGTGGCGACTATGACGATGGCACCACCCGGCTGGAGACGCTGCCGAGGCCCCGACGTGTACCATTCGTAGGTTTTGTCGTAGATATCGGGGTTTGTTTCGGCCAATGTGGCCTCTTGCTCACTGTGTGGGTCGTCAATGATGAGTAGATCGGCACCCTTACCGGTCACTGCACCGCCAACACCGATGGCAAAGTACTCTCCCGCGTAGTTTGTAGCCCACCGACCTGCTGCTTTTGAGTCTGCTTGCAGGGCAACTTGCGGATATACGTCTTTGTACCGCTCAGAATCGACCAAGTTACGCACTTTTCGACCGAAACCCACTGCTAGTTCGGCTGTGTGGGAGGTCTGGATGATCTTTTTGCCGGGGAATTTGCCCAAAAACCAGCTAGGTAGAAGGTATGAAGCAAACTCCGACTTCGTATGACGGGGTGGCATGTTGATGATCAGGCGTTTGATCTGGCCTTCCGCCACTTTTTCAAAAGCCCGCGCCATTTTTTCATGATGACGCCCATGAATGAAGTTCGGCCACACGTATTTGACGTACGCCATGAAGTCGGACTGAGCTTTTTCCTGAGTTCCTATCTTTCTTGCTTCAGCAAGAAGCTGCCCCACCTTCTGTTGCAGTTCAGGGGGCATCGCAGGAAGCCTAGCTTCCACATCAAGCAGAAGTTTTGGGTCCACTTTCGGTACCTAATTCGGCATCCAGATCAATTTCTGCAAAGCTAGTAGGGCGTGTTTCCAGTACCTCGGTGTACTCCCCTTCGTATAGCTCCAGTGTTTTCCGCAGTTCTGTCTCGATATCTTTAACCGTACGGTGCGTAACGGTGACATCCACCCGGTCTGAAAACAGCCCGACTCCGCTAACCTTGCCAAGTAGCTCCAGCGCCTTGAGACGCGTTCTCGGGTCCGGGTCGGTGGAATCCAGAACCAGTTTGTTCGTGACGTAGTTCCGAAGTCTGCGATGTACGTCCAGCACTTCCCGGTCGTATTCCGAGATGATGGCATTCAGATGCTTGATGGATGCCGGGGTGAGGTTCTTGGGTGCGGGGATATTTTCTTCCAGCATCATCCCGTGTGACTGGATTCGGTCTTCCTGACCGACCTCGACCTGCAACCCACTTCGTTCCAACTCCCCAATCGTGTTGAGCATGGCTTCGGCTTTTGCGCGAAAGTCGTGTAGCTCTTCCGGTGTGGTGTCGAACGGAAACGGTATCCCCAGTTCTGGCGTGCTTATAACAGGCATTTCCCAAAGTATACGAACAACTCCAGCAAATACCAAATACCCCTACCCCGGCTGTATGGGACCCAAATGAGTGACGGGGGGTGTATTTATATACAGGGGGTGGGGGTCCGATCCTGAAAAATTGGAATTGGTTGTGCAGATCAGAGAGCAACGCGCCCGCACGGGACTCTTAACGGCGCTCGGGGGGTCGGGGGGTAGTGGGGTTCGCGCAGCCCGATTTATAAACACCTGTTTATACTTCGCACACTAGAAATAGTTGACATTGTCTTCAGAGTGTGAGACTATATGTGCACGGTGACGCGACGGGCGCGCACCGACAACCAGAGGAAACGACAATGATCGACGCAACTGTTAAAAAGGCTTTGACCGATGCTATCCGTGGCGACGTTACCACCACACGGAAATGGGTTCAGGCGGGACAGACTGTCGCGCTCGCGTACACTGGACCGGAAGCCTTCGAAGCCGTCCGTGCGCAGGTACTCGATGAGGTTATCTACCCGGCAATGGGTGACGACGCGGTCAAGGTGATCCGCGCCGAAGTCCCACGCAAGGGCGGAAAGGAATGGAACGGCGCGACCACCGATCAACAGGCTGCATGGGCGGCGTTGACTGAAGCAAAGAAAACCGTACGCGGTTCGGGTTCGGTCTACTTCGGTCGCGTCGTCAAGTACGCGTGGCCGACTGACAAGGAAAAGGGACCGGTTGCGAAGCGCGACCTGAAAACGCGGATGAATGAGGAACTCGCCGCGCTGGTTAAGGCTTGCCAGTCGGCCGAAGCCGCGCCGTTCGATATCGGCCCGGTGATCGGCCACTTGGAAGCCGCGCTCAAGTACGTTAACAAGTGAGGGGAGCGTGACCCAACCGGGAGCCGCAAGGCTCCCGGTTATTTTTTGGCCCGAACTATCATGCCTGTAGCCGCCGGTCGGCGCGCATCATATAAACAGGTGTTTATCGTTCGGTCGGGGTTGTTCTTGGTGTGGCCTAACCGATAACGTGCGCGCACGTTATCGTATTTTCGAGCCGCCCGCAAGCCCCTGAAGCAACTATTTTTGCTTCGCATTATGCGAAGGAAGCGCAGCTGGTGTACTTCGGGAGCAGTATGAGGTACACCAACTAAGTCTATGATTTATAAAGAGAAAGTAACGCTTTTTTATATATAGTGCAGAGAATCACTTTTTTTTTATACGTCCCCCAAAATCGTTTTTCATCACCTATAAACCATCCCGTTTTTTTAAATGGGGTACAAGACCCGATTTTGCCGGAACGTCAAAAATCGCTGTTTTTTCAGCACTCGGTGACATTTAGTGTCGTAAACCCTTGACTTACAAGGCTTTTTCTGATATCATTTTTTCAACACTGGGCGTACCAACTGCACCCGATCCACTCCATCATAGAAAAAAACGTTTTTTTCTATGTTCACGCACAACCCAATTTATAAACACCTGTTTATAGGAGCATGACATGTCCGATAAGCCAGATGAGTACTGTTGCTCTTTCTGCAACGCGTCGATCAATCCGCACCGATACGACCTTGGCTATACAGTCTGTATGCCCTGCGGCGAGCAGCAAGCCAGAAAGCGCAAGCATACGGTGGTGCCGATGGCGAAATCCAACTACATCGTCGTGACGGATCGGGAACTTCTAAAGCAACTCAACAAGTACGCGAAGATTTAAATTCATAAACAGATGTTTACAGGAGAACAATCATGAGAATGTTCGTCATGAGAATGTTCGTTGTGAGTGTGTGGATGGAGGGTGTCAGGGACGGTGCCGAGCCTACCTATACATACACCCGGTTAAGCGTCCAGCCGTGGAAGACCGTGCATAAGCGTCTCACCAATGAAGCGATGAAGAAGTTTCATGGATGGGGTCGCATTGAAGTGAACGAGAGAGACAGTTGGACAGCGGTATATAAAGAGGAGAGCAATCATGAGCACTTTTGACGAAATGTGGGCGCGTCTTGAGCAGCATCAGCCTAGCGCAGACAGGCGCGGCTATGGCGCAGAGTGGCGCAGGATGTGTCAAGAGCGCACCAAGGAAGCGGCGTTGGATGCATCATGGGCGGCGAGGGCTGCGGCGAGGGCTGCGGCGAGGGCTGCGGCGTCGGCTGCAATCAGGCACATCAACAAAGCCAACAAAGCAGAGAACAATCATGAGCAAGTTTGATATCCAAGATCATGTCAAGTCGGGCAAGGTGATCGAGTTGTCGGAGCGTTCGCATCGACGCCCGGCTCCGGAGATCGTTTGTGCCGATGGGTTCACCATGTCGGTTCAAGCGAGTTCAATTCACTATTGCGAGCCGCGTGACAACGACGGGCCGTATACACAGTTTGAAGTGGGGTACCCGAGCGAGTACGAGGATAAATTAATGCCTTACGCCGAGGACGCAGAGCGCCCAGCCGATACCGTGTACGGGTATGTCCCGTACGAAGTGGTGATGGAGGTAATTCAGAAGCATGGAGGTGTGAAGTGAAGACGAGAAAAGTAACCAACCAGATTCTAGAGATGCTTGAAGAAGGCATCTTGAGCAAGGACGCCGTGATCACGGCCTGTCTCAAGTACATGAGCGAGGCCGATGTTGCAGACATGGCACATATCAATGGTTTTTTGGATGAGGAGGATAAGCGATGAGTAAGAAAACGAAACACCCGATAACCGAAATGGCGCAGAGGACTTTCCTTGACGCTATGCGGATCACGGAACTTGAACAAGCACTGGAGGCGGCAATCCTGCATATCGAGGGACTTATGGGCAGCGATGCCGATGAGAGCGTGAGGGAAGACGTAGCCGCATTTCGAGAAGTGCTTGAGGACGACCATTGGGGGGACGAAGAATGAGTTACGGAGCAGCATTGGAAGCGGCAGGTGCCAAGGTTCTGGAGTTCAGGTATCTGGGGTCATATCAGGGCGTGTGGGTAGCACTCGTCAGATACGGCGGCGAACGTGGTTGGGTACAGGGAACATTCGGTTCCTGCTCGCATTGCGATTCTTTCGAGCGGGAGTTCGGTTGGGGTATTGATCCGGAGAATGAAACCGAAGAGCAATACCAAACACGCCTTGCGGATTTCGGCAGGACGTATCTGGACGGGTTACAGACAACGGAGCAGGTCGCTGCGGACTTCGACCGAGATGCCGAGTGGGATTCGGAGTCCGAGGAAGCCGCAAAGTGGGTTCGTGATACCGGGGAGTGGTACGGGAATGCAGAAGCCGATCAAACTACCACCTAGAACCAAACTGTACGGGTATGACTACGACAAGAACCAGATTCTGCGGATGACGGGTACGGAGTGGCATACCTACACGAAACGTGACGTGTTCAAGCACCCGCACGACAAAGACTCTCGCGATACCGCATGGAGTGGTACGGGCGTCGAAGTGTGGCTCGACGGCACGAGCATGGATTCATAAACAGTTGTTTATAGAAGTCACAAGACTAAGTCTAACTAACAATAAAGGCACTTCAATATGCAGACTTTCCTACCGTATCCGTCCTACGCGCAGTCGGCACGGGTACTGGATTACCGGAGACTCGGCAAGCAGCGGGTCGAGACGAAGCAAATCTTGCTTGCGATGAGCAAGACGACAGGCGGGTGGAGGAACCACCCGGCAACAAAGATGTGGCGCGGACACGAGGTCGAGCTGGCTCTGTACGGAGCGGCAATGTGTCAGGAGTGGCTGCGGCGGGGGTACAAGGACAGCCTGTATGCCTTCTTCATGCAGTCGCATTGTGATCTGGAGTCGGACGGGCGTGATCCCATGCCGCCGCCGTGGCTTGGGGACGAGACTATCCACGCGTCCCACAGGTCGAACCTACTCAGAAAAGACCCGGCGTACTACGGACAGTTCGGTTGGAGCGAGAGCGACGACATGCCGTATGTATGGCCGGTCAAATAGTGTTTCATAAACAGATGTTTACAGGAGAACAATCATGAGTGAGGCAAGAACTTCAACGTCCGGTCCGGTGCGGGTCGAGTTCAGGTATCTCGACCACCTGCGGATGAGTGGCGAAGTGAACATGTTCGGAGCGGGGCCGTACCTGCAAGCCGAGTTCGGACTGGACAGACATGAGGCAAGAAAAGTGTTGATGGAGTGGATGCAGCAGTTCAAGAAGGAGACACGGCAATGATTTGGAACAGTGAATTCGATCACGTCAAGCGAAACTACGAGAACACAAAGCCGATTCGTGGACGCAACGTGGACGTGCGCCCGCTGTTTGATCGACGGCGAGATTGGGAACAGGTGTGCATGTTGGGTACGGACAAGTACTCGCATCGGTTGTACAGCACGGACTGTGTGATCTACGAGCCGAAGCAGATCACTCTGAAATACGGGATATGGCCGTCAGTTACGACAGCGGAGTTCATTTCCAGAGCGTCACCGTTCAAATGCCAAAAGTCGAATAAAGCCTTGTGGGTGTACTTACGCAACAAAGATACGTTGCGCATCGAGAACGAAGGTTGGTACCCGATTTATAAACAGATGTTTGTAAATGTGATCGACGGGGTGATGATCCCGCAGATCGAGCCGGTGCCGGTACGGGTGGTGAATCGTGTGAACGCCAAGAAGTTGCGGTCCCGACTCAACAAATTGCTGGAGTACGGTACGGCAATACTCAAGTTGTCGGACGGGTGGATCACACGCGAGTTTGAACAAGAGGCGCAGATGGAGGCTCAGCGACTCAATCAGGAAGTACTGGTCAATGCGAATGGGATCGGGATTGGAAAGTTTACATCCCCCGGTTTGCACCTGCTGACACTCGACACGAGCGAAGAAAAGTTGCCCGCTGTGTTTATCCGCATGTTGCAAAATGTAAGACGTATCGACGCTAGACAAATCGAACGTTCGTACGAAAATCGGTACTCTCCGAGCGGGTTCAAGAATGCTTTGTACAAATTCCATGATTCGATGGAACCCGGCGTGTACGACATCGTGCCGCATATGCCTGACGGCAAAGTATTCTCCAACATCACGTTTAAAGATGCTTGACATAGAGGCTTAGTTCTCTTATAATATGTCTAATAGTTTAGTAAACCATAACAACGGAGTACATCATGAGTGTAATCAACTTTGGTAAGACGGTTTCCCTGCAAGAGTTCGCCCGTGCCGTGGCTGAGGTCGGCCACGAAGTATGTCTGGTCGGTGAGGGTGAAATGGGTATCGGCAAGTCAGCGATGCTCAAGGTAATTAGTAAACAACTGTCTACACATCTTCCCGCGTACATTGACTGCACGTTGCTGGACTTGGGTGACTTCGCACTGCCGTATACGGTCGAGGAAAACGGTATGCGTGTGACGAGGTTCGCACCTAACGCAAGGTTCCGTATGCACGAGGGTCAGCCCGTCATCATCATGCTCGATGAGATTGGCAAGGCTATGTCGGCAGTGAAGAACGTGCTGATGACCTTGATGAACGAAGGACGTATCGGTGATCACTACTTGCCCGAGGGTAGCATCGTGTTCGGCACGACTAACTTGGGTGCCGAGAATCTGGGTGACCTGTTGCAGCCTCACCAACGGAACCGTATCTGTTCGGTGCGCATCCGCAAGCCTGAAGCCGACGAGTGGATCGAGAACTATGCGATGGACAACGGCATAGCACCCGAGATCATCGTATGGGTAAAGCAGTTTCCACAATGTCTCGCAGCAGGGGATGACCCGGCACAGAAAGACAATCCGTATATCAACCGCCCCGGAAAATCCTCACAGGGCGCGGTCGTCACGCCGCGTAGTCTGGAGAAGGCAAGTTACATCGCCAAACGACGTGATGTACTGGGTGAATCACTCACGATAAGCATGCTTACAGGTGTGATCGGTGAGGCTGCGGCGAGGGATATGCAAGCGTTCTTCACCATCGCGGACAAGTTGCCTACGTGGGATGCCATCATCGCAAGTCCGAGTACGGCCAAGTTGCCGGATGACACCATCGCACGGTGTATCTGCGTGTTCAGTGCAATCTCGCGAGTCGAGCGGGATACGCTGTCCAAGTGGATGACGTACGTACGACGTATGGACAAGGAGTGGCAAGCCCTGTTCGCCAAGTCGGTGATGAAGTCTAGCAAGCAGGGGTTCTGCGTGATGAACGGTGATTTCAAGAATTGGGCTTTGGAAAATTCTTGGTTGTTCTGATAAACACCTGTTTACATATCGGAGTGCAACATGACGAAGCTTACTGCTGAACAACGTGTGCAACGAGCGCACGTTGCGTTGATGAACGAACCGAAGTACTGCCTGTTCTCTGGCATCTTCATGATCGGCAAGACCGAGGTTGTCGATGATGTTCCGACTGCCTGTACCAATGGGCGCGACGTGAAGTACGGACGCAAGTTTGTGGATAAGTTGAGTGAGCAGGAGTTGCGTGGCCTGATCCTGCACGAGAACAAGCACAAAGCGTTCCGTCATCTGGAGATTTGGAAGTCTCTGTGGGACGAGGACCCGCACCTTGCGAACATGGCCTGTGACTACGTGATCAACCTGATGATCTACGACTCTGATCCGCAGGGTACGTTCGTGAAGTTGCCCGAGGGAGGATGCTTTGACGATTACTTCCGAGGCATGGACGCCGGTACCGTGTACAGGATGCTCAAGCAGCAAGGCAAGGGGAAAGGTAAAGGCAGTAACGGGCAGGGCGGGGAGTCAAGCGACGGCGAGTCGGATGGTGGGTTCGACCAACACGACTGGGAGTCAGGCGAAAGCATGACTGCTGGCGAGAAGGAGGCTCTTGCCCGTGATGTTGACCAAGCGTTGCGGCAGGGCGCGATACTCGCCGGGAAGATGAAGGGTAACGTGCCGCGTGAAGTGACCGAAGCCCTGACACCGAAGGTGGACTGGCGCGAAGTACTGCGTGAGTTCATAAAGTCTGCCTGTGCGGACAAGGACGAGAGTACGTGGCGTCGGCCAGCCCGTAGGTGGATTGGGCAAGACATATACATGCCATCCAGTATCAGTACGGCTATCGGTCGCATCGTGGTTGCCGTGGACACGTCGGGGTCCATTGGTGGTGCGCAGATATCGCAGTTCCTTGGCGAGTTGAAGTCTATCTGTGATTCGGTCAGGCCCGAGGGTATTGACCTGTTGTATTGGGATACTTCCGTGTGTCAGCACGAGAAGTATGAACGGCAGGACTTTGACCGATTGTTGAGCAGCACGAAGCCGAGCGGTGGAGGAGGCACCAATCCAACGTGCATCATCGAGTACATACGGGAAAAGAAGATGAAGCCCGAGTGCTGTGTGGTACTCACTGACGGGTACGTAAGTTCGTGGGGAAATTCGTGGCCGTGTCCCGTGCTATGGGGTATCACGACTGCAAATATCACTTCACCTGTTGGCAAGTCTGTAACCATTAAATAAACACTGTTTACAAATAGGAGTGCAATCATGATTCAGGACAGTTCTGTATTGGTTGATTTGAACATCTCTGTGTGGACTGGACGCAAGATGGACAAGCGTGTGTCCGAGCAGGTCGATCTGTCGAACAACACCAAGACGCGGGCGGGCAACTATCACAAGAAACTTCTCGCGGGTACGCAAGCGTTGGACGCGCTGCATAGCGTGGCTGCTGTGATCAGGCAGTGGAACTATGAGAACACGTTGCCGTGGAATGACAACGGATCACGACTGCTGCCGATGGCTAACTTCTTTGACTACAAAGCCATGCTTGGGCAGTACCAGCAACAGTTCAACAACGCGGTGGACAACTTTGTCGGGCAGTACGACGACCTCGTGAGTGCCGCTGCGTTTACGCTGGGCGACCTGTTCAATCCGAATGACTATCCGACTGCGGACAAGGTGCGTGTCAAGAATTCCATGCGAGTAGTGTTCAGTCCCGTACCGAGTGCGGGCGACTTCCGTGTGGACATTCCGAACGAGTACCGTGAGGAGTTGCAAAAGATATCCGAGGAGCGGGTCAATGCGGCAATGCTCGATGCGTGGGAGAGACTGCATCAATGCCTCAAGCATATGTCGGACAAGTTGTCAGGCGCGGAGAAGCAGGTGTTCCGTGACACGTTGGTGACTAACGCCGTTGACCTGTGCGCAATGCTGACAAAACTCAACGTGACCAACGACCCCAAGTTGGAACATGCACGGCAGCAACTGGAACGTACCTTGGTCGGAGTTGACGCCAAGGAACTGCGCAAGAGCAACGAGGTTCGCCACGAGGTCAAGACGCGTGTGGACGAAATTCTGAGCATGTTTTAAGTAAACACCTGTTTACAAGTAGGAGAACAAAGATGCTTACTGGACAGATTCACGACAACAACCGGACTGCAATACTCAACGTATTGATGCGGGAACTACACCGTACCCACGTCAGTCCGGACGACCTGCTCGTACAGTCGGAGTCTATAAACGTGCTGACAATTCGGGACTTGCGTTGGCCCGAGGCATATGGGTTGATGCTGATTGACATGGGTGGTGGGAAGCTCAAAATAAAAAACGACCACATCAAGAACGACAAGTACCGCGAGAACAATCCAGAATACAACACGCACACGACTTCGGACTTGAAGAAGATACGGCGGTGGTTGCATGAGTACACAGGTCCTCTTGATTCAGAACGCATAACGAGAGAGTCTCATTACAAAGCAAAAAGAATTTTTGAAGTTTGGCAGAAAGAGACTGCGGGCGTCATGAACGATATGCAAAGGAAGCTTACTATTTCTACCATCGTGCTGGACATTGCAAACTACCTGCGTACCGGGGCCGCTTATCAAAACCCTCTAATCAGGGAGTGTTTCGACAAAATCCCGGCAGCAGAACAATACGCGTTACGGATGTCCGCACCTATGCCCGATACACATCTTCTCCTGAGTACGGATGGTCGGGTCTCATGTAGCCGGATGATTTCGTTCTCATCCCCACAAAAACAGTATTCAGGAGTTTTTGAGGGCCTTGCTCCCACATACAAAGAAAAGATTGCGATTCTCAAGATATTGGAGGACAAGACGTTCGTGGAAGATGTCGGTGTCAGGCTCAACGACTACAACTTTTGGGTCTACTAACAGTTGACTCGGGGTAAGGATATGCCGTATCTTAATATCATGAATGTATTGCGTAGAGTGCATAATTTACGATTTAACAGTAATTGGTTGTTAAGCGTAAGTACTAAAACTAGCGGCGACCTTTACCCGCTTTTCACGTTGATTGACAGAAAGCAGTCGAAGTCAACCAAGTTCAACAGTAATAAACACTGTTTACAAAAGTCAGTCGAAGAAAAACTCGCACTGGTCAGAATCATGCGCGGCGTGGTTGATACGGAGAATGTACTCGGTACGTGGATCGGAGGTCGTCACATGGTCGTCTGGCTAGACAAAGCCGAATACGACTACTTGATGGGAGTTCTAAAAACACATGGCAATGACACCGGAAAGTAAAGTAAAGCAGAAGGTAAGAGAGGCACTACGCTCGATCACTCTTTCCTACCACGTTATGCCGGTAACAGGCGGGTACGGCAAGTCCGGACCACCAGATTTCATAGTCTGTATCAGCGGGCGTTTCGTGGGAATCGAGTGCAAGGCGAATGGGAACAAGCCGACTGCGCTGCAAATGAAAAATCTACAGGACATAGTTTCTGCCGGTGGACAGGCGTTCATCGTTGATGAAACGTCAATCGGGGTACTCGTGATGTATCTAAGTGAACTTGCGCGTGGGCACTGGCTCCCCTCCTCACGCGTTATGGACCTGACCGGTGAAGAAGCAAAGGACTAAAACACGCTACGGCGTGGCGCGTCGGATACTGAGATTGACTAGATCAAAGTTCGCCATCACCGCGCAGGATTTGGTGGAGACGTACAACTTCACCTACCGGCACTCGCTGCGGTACATAAAGTGGATGCAGGAAGAAGGCTTGCTGTATCTGCGCTACCGCACAGGCAATCGCAATTTTTATTCAGTTGTCAGGAGAAAACATGAAGTTAGAAAAATTCAATGATGCTCTCGCCGTAGCCCATGAGTTTGGGTTGGATGGTGTGGATGTAGCAATACTCGGGGCTATCGCAGAGAAGCGCCGTATCGAGGGGGCTGCAACTATCATGCGATTCGCAGACGGAATGCCCGTCGCGTCATTTGCAACCATCCATGCGCGTGTCAAACGCATGGTGAAAAGTGGAATCCTGTCCAAACGGGTGGATAGGAGCAACGAGAGATTCAAGGTGTTGGAGAACGGGCCTGTGTTCGACAGGTTCATTGATAAGTTGAATAACGTGTAACCATAGGAGTAACTAGAATGACAATGACCGATAAGATTCGCCGCTTGCTCGCGATAGGCAATTCCGTGGGAGAGACCGCCCTAAAACTGAATGTTTCAAAGAACCGTGTCTACACGGTGCGTTGGCTTGACAAGAAGAACAAGCAGGAGAAGCAACAGGACAGAAGCGTGTTCACGCCGGACAATATAGTCAACCCACAAGTTGCTATCGAAACTGTCAATCACCCCCCGCACTATACAAAGGGTGGCATCGAGACCATCGACTTCATCGAGGCCAAGGATTTGAACTACCGACTGGGCAACGTCATCAAGTACGTGAGTCGTGCAGGTAAGAAGAACTCCGACCCCATCGAGGACTTGGAGAAGGCTGCGTGGTATCTACAGCGTGAGATTGATGCGAGGAAGCGGGCATGAGTGCAATCAACGACGGCGGGCAGGCGTTTCCGTGGCACGAACGCGGCATACACTACGGCATGACACTGCGCGATTACTTTGCAGCGAAGGCGATGCAGTCTTTGCTAGTGGCCGACGGGACATCATATCTTGAGGTGCGCGTCCGCAGAGCCTATGAGGTGGCCGACGCCATGCTCGCAGCGCGGGAGGTGAAGCCATGAGCGACATTGCAGAGATGTGGGCGGCGCTAGAGGCGCATCAATCGCGAGCCGACGAGAGGGGCTACGGGAGAGAGTGGCGCAGGATGTGTCAAGAGCGCACACCAGAGGCTGCGATGGAAGCGGGCGAAGAGGCGTGGTCGGCGGAGGCGGAGTCGGCTGCGGCGAAAGCGGCGTGGGCGGCGGAAGCGGGGATAAGGGCGAAGGCAGGGGCCGCGTGGGCAACGGTCGCAATCATGTACATCGCAGAAGCAAAGGAGTTAAAAAATTATGAGTTTTAGAGCAGCGTTTTTTGACTTTAAAAGAGGTCGCAATTCAAACCCCCCGAAAGGGTATTTTCGCGACCCGACACCCGAGCAATGGGAAAAAACACTCAACGATTACTACAAGAAAGAAAGGAAGAAGAAATCATGAGCGACCTTGACGAACTGTGGAGCCGTCTCGCGCAGCATCAGCCTATCGCGGATCAACGCGGATATGGCCTTGAGTGGAAACGGATGTGTGCCAAGCGAACGCCACGGGCGGCGAAGTGGGTCGCGAGGGTGTTGGCTGCAACGGATGCGGCGGATGCGGCGTGGGCGGCGAGGGCTGCGGCTGCGGCGGTGGATGCGTCGTGGGATGCGGAGGCTGCGGCGGGGGCGGCGATTGGTCACATCAACAAAGCAGAGGAGGTGAAGCCATGAACTGGATCGAGACCATCCGGCGCTTATTTGCTTGGCGGCGGTACATCAACACACGGATCATCAGGGGGGAGAACATCCCCCCGCCCAACTGGGCCTGTAAAAGAAATGGGAGGGATGTCTGGTGAGCAGGGGAAGAAGCGTACTGACTCTTGATCAGTACAAGGAACTGTTACGCCTGTCCGCTGAAGCCAAGGCAGCAGGGAAAAACATGGAGTCTTGGAAGATCGCCTACGAGTGGGGCGTGAATGTTGGCACTCTCAAGTCTGCTCGCAGTCGTGGCATCAAGCACTACGATGTGATGATCCGAAAAGAGCAGCAGCAGAAAGCCCGTGAGGAGGCAGAACAGCAAAGGCTGTATGAAGTGAATGCGGAAGCGTTGATCCTTTTGAAAGCGGTGCAATCAACCCGATATTTGCACTTCATCAGCGAAGCCGGACCGGGAATGAGGAACTGGGACAATCGTGTCGTTGCGCTGATCAAAAAAGCGGGGAGCAAAGTATGACCGAACAACCCGAAGCCTTATTCCTTGCTGACGAGCTTGAAGCGCCGCTTGGTACTGTGATTAGTGGTGAAGTGGATAAACGCGCCGCCGCCGAATTGCGTCGGTTGCAGACGGAGAACGAGCGGCTGTGGAAAGAAAGAGAGGAACCGCACAAGCAGATTGAGACGTATTTGCTTGAATGCAATCGTCTTGAGCGCGAACGCGATTCTGCTCGTGCGGAGAACGAGCGGCTTGGCAAA